ACGGAAGGCTGCCTCGATATAGTCCTATGTTGAAAAAAACTCTCAGATGAATAAGAGGGACTATTATACCTATATCAAATATTAATCACCAAATACCTTGAATTATGGAAGATTACACTTCTATGTCTGTAGAGGACATTAAACAGGAAATGACTAGACTTGAGAACGAAGTAGAGTTAAAGAAAGAAGCTCGTAGGAGTAGTAAAGAAGAGCGAACTAAGCTTTATGAACTTGAGGAGATACTCAGGGACAGATATATTACTCATGTAGTAAATGAAGATCTTATATCATGAAAAAGTTTGAAGATTTGCTACAATATGAAATCAACATGGCAATTGAAAATGTTGATGTACTACGAAGAGTGTGCAATGCACTCTGGGAAAGTTATGGGGAAACAAGTGATGAAGGTTACTTAACTACTCATGAACAAAATCTTGAACGTCTAGCATTTGCACAACAACGTGTGACTAGACTTACTGATTTAGCTGCTCATTTTAAAGAAGAGTGGGATAACATCAGAATGGACAATGCCACTGTGTACATGGAAATGGGCACATTAGCTTTTAGTCTAAACTAATACATACAAGGACTAAGTAGTAAGAGCATAGCTGTTATGGTTATAATAAGTACAGGAATTATGTCTTGGAAATTTTAGCTGTAATGGCGCTCTTCACTACGCGTCCATAATACATACCATCATGATTACTCTGATTATAACAATTTACGTAGTTATCTGTCTACACATGACTTACAGATTAACATTTGAATTTAATGAGCATGTTGATAATACTATTAATTGGCACCATCCTGTGCCATTTACTTTGTGGTTCTTAATTATACTTTTAGGCGTTAGTCTAGTTATATTTTCTATGATGTTTAAAAGACTTTTTAAGAATATTATTATGGTATATCTTGCTTATAAACTGCAGAAAAAATTAAAGGAAGTTATGGGAGAAACTTCTCCTGAAATGACAAAGCAATTGCAAGGAAGCTTAAGAAAACTTACTTGGGATGTGTTTACTTCTTCTTACATTAGATTTCGTCCTAAAGACAGAAAATCTTAATCATTAAAAACTAGCCATGACACATATATTTTACTTTTTTACTCTTTTTGCTTTAGCTTGGGAGTATAAAAACTTTACTGATCCATATGCAGTAAAGCGTTGGGCTGATTATGCTAAAAAGCATATGAAAAAAGAGAATGTAGAGAGCAGAAAGAAAGCTGGAGAAGAAATAATAGAAAGTAGTGTAGTTTTCTTTTTCCCTTTGAATCTTTTGTATATGTTCTGGGCATTTGTAGGATTATTCACTTCACAGTGGGCATTGTTTGCTGCATTATACCTATTATCTCTGATAAAGAGAAAAGATAGGTCAGCTACATATCGTCGTATTAACGGCTTTATTAGCTTTTGCATCCTAGTGTTTATAATACTAAACAAGTACCATTTTAAACTGGACTTGTGGTCCATGCTTACTAGCATGTAATGCAGAAAATTTGCTGTAGTGCCTTCCCCCAAGAGAGTGAGAGAATTAAAGTTGAGTCACAATTGGCACTGCAGTTCATTTAAAGAAATAATCAAATTCTCCAACACCATTACATATGGATGAAAAAACTAAAAAAATATTCGAACGAGCTATAGTATCTGGGAACACTGAATTAGTGTCTAAAATGTTACTTAGCGATCTTCTTAAAAATGTTACTAATGCATCTGATCCATTTAATGCACCTGGTCCACTAACAGAATATTTAGATGGCAAGAAAGAGTCTGTTTGGTCTAAACGTGTAGCCATGGATAAGTATGATCCTCTAGAAGAGAAGCTTGCAGCTTCTAGGCTTTGTAAAAACCATGAAAGGGATATTAAAAGAGCCTTGACAGACTTTAGACTGTCCAAAGGTATGATAACTCCTAAACTCTTTTCGTTTTTATTTTTGAATGAGATTGATGTTGACTTACGTATACTTCTTCATTCAGAATTTGTGAAACTTGTTGATGATATTATTAGTAAGTCTAATGAGCTTAAATAGAAGAGAAAAAAGAGCCGCTGCAAGAGCAGAGAAGTTAGGAACTTTATTAAAGGACTCTCCTAAAATAGCAACAAAAGATTACAGTAATTTACGTGGAAACTTTGCTACTACTATAGAACACTGGATTACTAGATCAAGATTTAAGTATATCGAAAGATGTAAAAGGTCTATAAAAAAATCTAATCGTAGAAGAAAGAACAGAGTGAATAAAAGAGTCTTTGATAATCTTATCTTAAATGGACTGGTTATAAGTAGTAATATTGAGCATATTCAAGCTTTCTCTCTTTCTATTCCCCATGTACTAACTAAAGAATTTAAAGAAACACTTTATAGTTGGAAATTTTAATACTAAATCAAATTAGAAAAATTCTTGCAAACGAAAAAGAAGTTGCAAAACTTCTTGGATAATACAATACGAGGTCACACGCAAGTGTTGAGGACTATTCTCGTGTTAAGGGGAACTGAAATCCTTTCAGCCCTAATATTGAAACTGTATAGTAATGTGCAGAATACTACTGGATGTATGCCATAAAGCCAGAATAATAGTATTGGAAGTTGGCAGCTTGACCATTTATTTAGCCCACGCTAGAATGTAGGACGTAAAGCCCTTGTCTAGAGAGTAGGACGACATAAATGGTGCTAAAACTTTTAAATATTCAGGTGCATAGTATCAAATAAAGTGGAGAGTGTGAGTACTCTATCGAGCCAGAAGCTCTTTCTACACATTTGATGTAATTAACCTTCAAAAGCCACAGGCAGAGATCCGAACTGCTAGATATTATGTGCCTTAGAATATTAGCTGTGCGTACATACTTTCAAGGGCCAGACGCTTAACCTGGATTCCTGAAAGTGTATGCATTGGCTAGATAGTAATCTGTAGAACAGTAGGGCGTTCTACTCATTTGTCAGAGTTTAGAGAGGGGGTTTTGAGGTGTCATGCCCTTTCGTTTCCCCCTCTTTATCTCGCTTAACTAAATACGTTTGAAATGAATAAATTTCATAATCATATTCACCTCGACGGAGGAACTGTCATTACTGCTGTAGGTGAATATAATGACCAAGCTATGTGCTTGGAAGTAGGAATGGCAGTATGTTCTAATAGAGATAATTGGAACAGAAGAAAAGGCAACATGATTGCCAAAGGAAGACTCGATAAAGGTAGACTTTTCGCAAGTATTCCAATGAAAGGTGAACCATCTGTAGAGATGTGGAAATCTTACATGCTCGAAACTAAAGTCAAAATCGCTGACCAAGTTGAGCAAGAGAATGTTACCCCCAAGAATTTAAGAGTGGCTCGAATTGTCGATGTTACTAAAGCATAATTCATGGTGAATTGAAGAGCTGTAAGCTTACTTCTAAGATTACTCTGGTTCCCGCTGGTTCCTTTAGGGTGCTTAGGAGTTTTGCTTATGGCTTTATTGTTAACATAATAACTTGAAAATGACTCTTTTACAAGAAAAATTACCGTGGAATGATAAAAATGTTATCAAATTTCACAGAGCAATGAAGATCATGAGTGATCTTTATCCTAAGCTCCCTAGGTTTACAACAAGAAAATTTAGAGGATCAAAGTCTTCCCATAATAATCTAAGTAAGATGTTTATCTGGCGTTCATTTGAGATACGCTGCGTGAATTTCTTTTTAAGATTACCGAAAGAAAACTTACAAAGTAAGTATTTCGACAGAAAAGAGAAGAGTTTTAATCCGAATGGTATGGAGTCAGAATCCCCAACCAGTTAGTACCCTTAGTAATAAATACAACTAGCATTTGTCGTGCTAGGCCTGCCTTGCAATCAATAATCAGGTTGACACACCTTGCAGCTATGTGGGTTCCCCACAATAGTCATAGAAGTGAGAAACACAGAAGTAGTAATAGATGGCATGCTACAAGGACTTTATTGCTTTGGGTTAACTGGTAAATTTAATTTAATCATGGACGAAAGAAAAATAAAAAGAGCTGCTTCTCTCATTAGAGATGAAATAGCACCGAAAATCAAAAAAGGATACTTAGAAGAAGGTCCTAAATATGGAGGAGGAGTACATATGATTTATGTGACTCCTGCTGACATATTTGAAAAGAAACCTCAACTAGAATCTTTACTTACTAGTGCAGGACTTACAGAAAAGGTCAGAGTTATCAATGATTCAGAACTGAAAATCTTTATATGGAATATGGATCCTCTAGTTGCAGGACATGTCCCAAAAGAGGTCATGAGGAATATGGTAGAAGATTTGATATCAATGAATAATTGGGAAAATAGTACTAGTGCCTTAACTAGAATTGTTTCCAATATTCATAGCATGCCTGCTCCTGATCTAGGTAAAGCTCTTTGTACTATTCTAGCTAATCTTACTGGTGCAACTGCAGCTGATAGCATAGATTACATGGGATACGTATCTCATGCTTCTATGATTAGAGCAGATATATTGGAAAAAACTGATCCAGATATTAAGACAACAGAGCAGTTTTGGGAAAAATATTCTGATGTAAAATCACATCCTGCACATTTAGACTCACTTATTATTAAGTTTGAATCTAAAGAAGATGAAAAGCCTACTATGGTTTCTTATCTAATTAACAATTTTAATGTGGATGCTGATATCCACGAGTATTCAGAAAAAGCTGAAGGGCATGTTAGGTCAGGTGACTTAGGAAACTTTTGGAAGCTTTACAAAATGAATCTTTAGATATGAAAAAAATACTTTTTGCAATGTTTCCTAAATTATTTGGAAAAGAACGAACAGAAATCAGAGAAGAGAAGATTTCTTCAGATGAAGAGTTGAAAGACTTTTCAGAAAAAGCTGCTATATTTTCAAACAACTTTGAAGATTTAGTATCAGAAGCTGATAGAATCAAAATCAAAAACTTCAAGAAGGACATAGCTCCTGTAGTGTATAGTCATGATTCTAAAAGTTTACTTGATGCCCTTAATGTTGTAGAGGGCAGAGGTAAAGAACTACTTGATAATTATAGATATGTAGTCAAAGAAGCTCAAGAAATAACTAAAGAGCCTTTATCTACTTCTACTAATCTTCAAATTATGGACGACATAAGTCAGTCTAGAGCAGAACTTTTGTGGCTTGTCTACAATGTAGCTTCTAATAATTTAGATACAAATTCTTCATTTCTAGACAGTTCTCTTGAAACTAAAAGTATGGTAGTTTCAGTTGGGCCTGATGGAAAGCCTAATGTTGAAGGAGAGGATTTTGATAAACTTCCTCCTCCTGTACAAGAAGCAATTCTAAAAATCCTTAAGAAAAGAGGAGGCATTGAAGGACTCGATGGCTTTGATTTCGGAGGATAAAAATAATTGAGGGTAAAGGGACGCCTTCAGTTCTATGTTAATTTGTTGTCCTATTTATTTAATTTAATTGTTTTTTTGTTATGAAAAATAACACAACTTTTGCTGCCATTCTTTTGGCTGCTGGACCAGTCTTTATTCGTAAAGCTTGGGTAAATACCAATTCCAAGAAAGGGGATCAAGTTTCGATCCAAATGTTTCAAGTAATCAAGTCTTCTTCGGAAGGTCCTGGATTGATTGGAGCAATTTCTCAAGGAATTGAGGGTGCTGGAACTCAAAAAGTTACTGCTATCCAAAGTGTTCGAAGAGACATTGCAGAGAAGGCCCTAGGTCACAACTTTGACAATGGAGATTTGGATTTCTCAAATGTTGGTGGAGGAACAGATCAGGCAGTGCCTGCTTCAATTCTTTTTGGCGACACTGAAGTGAATATTCAGGTAACTGAAAACTTCACTCCAAATGCGTTTGCTAAGAATCATGAGCCTAAAATGAATCCTTCTACGGAAGAGGTAGTTGAGGCTGTGAATCCTGCAACTGGACAGGCTTCGCCTGTATACCGTCACACAGAACTTGTGGCTGGTGATGCTAATCACAAATATGTGAGCACTGCATCTTCTTCAGTTGAAGCTACTGCTTCTTCTGCAATTGAAGAGGCAACTGCCTAAGCATTCAGAGATTGAAATTAAGAGAGGGAGTCTTCGGATTCCCTCTTTTTCCTTGAAAATAAAAATGTAAGACAGGCTGAAAATTAGAGAGAGGGTCTTTTGGTGATTAGCCCTCTTCTCTGCCTGTCTTTTTAGAATTAAAATGGAGAATAAATACATGGTCAAAGTAAAGTTAGATAGGAGTACAATAAATTTATTTTTTATGAATGGGTATTATCTTTCTAAGTACTCTTCTGTACTTACAGATACTGTCTTTGTACAAACATTGATATATATGCTTATAAATAATCTTAAGATTTCTGCAACACTTTTAATAGAAAATGTTAATAGACTTAATCCTCGTCAAGCAGAACATATCATTTCTGTTTTAGAAAACGAGATAAGTCTTAAGACTGCAAGTAATAACTAAAAAAAGAACATGGTAGATGAAAAACAATGTTACAAATTTTTCAATCCTGAAGGCACTCTAATTGGAGTAGCTAAAACAAAAATAGGATGCATACTTTACGCAAAAGAACAAGGATTAACGGGTTATTTCGTTCCCTTTATTCCAGATCCCCTTGGTCTATATTACATAGACAAGTGGTCCCAATGGTTAGACGATAAAATACAAATCAATACAATTTCAAATGAAGTTAGAAGTAAAATTAGACACTCTGGTAGAACTTGATAACAAGATCAAGAGTTTGACAAAGAAAAATGAGGAGCTGAAATCAAAAAAGGAAAAGTCTAGTTCTATTCCAAGAACAGTAGTAGCACTTCCCTCAAAGTATGATTTTAGAAATATGAGAGATTCTTTGGGTGAAACTTACTCTGAAGTAGCAAGAAATTCAGGAGCTTCTTATAGTGCAGTTCGTCGTCTTGAGAATGGTGACTCTGTAGCTTATGGAAGTGTTATGAAAATTCATAACTACTTGACTAAGAAAACTCTTAGAAAAAAAGTGACATCATAAATCATTAGTATGATTTACTTAGTTTCTAATCAAACACGAATTTTTGAAGATACAAGTATCTTACAAATATCTGTAGAAAGGAGTCTAGAAATTCTAGCTCCTTTTTCTCAGATAGAGTTTGATACTGAAACTACTGGGCTAGATGCTCATACTTGTAGGTTATTATCTATGCAGTTTGGGAATATTAATTTTCAAGTTGTTGTGGACTGTACTACTATTTCTCCCCTGAAATATAAAAAATTACTAGAGGATAAGTCAAAGACTTTCCTAATGCAGAATGCCAAGTTTGACTTGAAATTTCTGTACAGGTATATGATAGTTCCACATAATGTTTACGATACTATGCTAGGTGAGAGTGTTATTCACTCTGGCGACAGGTCTAAACGAAAGTCTCTTGACGTTATTACTGAGAGATATCTTGGTTTTAGATTAGATAAGACTGTTCGTGGTAGCATTCACAAAGAAGGACTCTCAGAAAGAGTCATTAAGTATGCTGCTGATGATGTTAAATATCTTGGTGAAATTAAAAAACATCAAGATAAGATTCTCAAAGAAACTGGGATGACTTTGGCATTAGACTTAGATAATATGTACGTAAAAGTACTTGCTTATATAGAATACTGCGGTATGTATATGGATAGCGAGTCTTGGAAGTTCAAGTGTAAACTGGACATGAAGCATATGGATATCTGGGCAGGTTTACTTGACAGACATCTAAATTCTCTCTTTGATAAGAATCCTAAACTTAAGAAGTTTCAAAAAGTACAGTATAGTTTAGACTTATTTGGAGAAGAAGATAGAAAAGTTACCATTAACTGGTCTAGTCCTACTCAAGTACTTGATGTGCTGGGGTGTTTTGACATCAAGCCAGTTGTTATGGACAAGAAGACTAAGAAGATGAAATATTCTGTCGAGTCTGGTGTCCTAAAAAAGTACAAGAAAGAACTCGATAAAGCTTTAGGGAAAGATTTCCTTAGATTGTACCTGAAATACAAAGCATCGCAGAAGACAGTTACTACCTATGGTAAAAACTTCTTCAGTCATATTAATCCTATCACTGGAAGAATACATACTAAGTTCAATCAATTGATGAACACAGGTAGATTATCTTCAGGTGGAAAGGATAGAGCTCTTAGAGTCGATTTCATAAACTTTCAGAACATTCCTAGGGGTAAGTATACTCGAGGTCGTTTCGTAGCTCAGAGGGCTTCTAATACGCTCGTATGTGCTGATTATAGCTCACAGGAAAGTGTCGTACTGACAAATCTATCAAATGAATCTAATCTTATTGAATTCTATACGAATGGAGAAGGAGACTTACATACTTTCGTTGCAAAGCTTCTTTACCCAGCCATCAAGGACTGTACAGTTAAAGAAGTCAAGACAAAGCACTCAGAAAAGAGACAGACTGCAAAGTCTGCAAACTTCGCCCTTGCTTATGGGGGAGATGGATACACTCTTAGTAAGAACCTTGATATACCTATTGCTGAAGGCAAGGAGATTTATAACAAGTACTTTGATGCCTTTCCTGGCCTTAAAGATTACTTTAATAAATGTTCTGACGAAGCTTTACAGAAGGGCTATGTTGTATTATCGCCTGTAAGTGGTAGAAGAACTTATTTCCCTCAGCACGAAGAATACAAGACTCTTAAAAGCAAGAGACCTGCATTTGGTACTGAAGAAGGAAAGAAGCTTTTTAGAATGAAAGGCTCCATGACTAGAGACAGTATTAATTATCCAATACAGGGTACATCAGCTGAGATGACTAAACTAGCTCAAGTGTTGTTCTTTGATGAATTACGTAAGAGGGATTTATTATTTACTGTTCTAATACCTAATGTGGTACACGATGAAATACTAATCGAGTGTCCTAAGAAAATTGCCCAAGAGATGTCAGATTTGTTACAAGAGTGTATGGAAAAAGCAGGACGTAAGTTCTGTAAGACTATACCTGTTGCTGCAGAACCTATGATTTCGTCAGCCTGGGAACATTAAAATCTTAATTCATGAATAAAGTAAGAAAAATCACAATACAAGATATAGCGTATTACGTCTCTAATTATTTTGAGCTTAGCCAAGAAGAATTATTCGATGCAAATAGAAGACTTCAAGACCTAGTATATGCTAGGCAGATTTCCTTCTATTTGTTTCGTAAATACCTTGGACTAAGTCTTCCTAAAATAGGCAGAATGTTTGCACATGATAAAGCTGTAAATGAGCATTTAAGCCACTCTACTGTAATTCATGGTATAGCTTGTGTTCATAATGCTATGGAGCTAGATAGCAAAAATATGAGTCGTGATCCTGACTTATATGAGCCTGCAAACACTATAGAAAAGATAGTCAAAGAGCATCTCACTGGTGCTGTAGAGATTGATTTATTTAAGCTTAGGAAAATTAATCTTATGAGAGATAATATTCTTTCTAGGTTAATGGATCCAGGCACAAAGGAATTATTGATCAGTGCTGACAATCTTTGGGAAGAAAGACATGAGATAATTCATGAGCTCAAAAGAATGAATAAACGACGTGAATTACTTGATTCTCGCAGAGAAGAGTTAGAGTGTCAACTAAAAGAAGTTTATGGGGAATCTGATACAGAAGGAACAAATAAACTGGCTCCTTAATGGTACAGTTTATTATCGTATTACCACTAAGTATAAAGGTACTTTTATAACTTTTGATTACAATGGAATAAATAACACTGTTAAAATTCATAAAGTTGGCAGTAAAGCATACTATATTAATAAGCATATTCCTCTAGTGCAGTTTGACAATTCTTTTCAAGAAGAAGTGAGGCGTGCAATTTCTTGTAAAAATGAAAATAACTAAAGAAGATTTCAGGATGTTGCTTAATAAATCCCTAAGTGTTGCGAGAGATCCTAAAACAGGATTATTACGTATAAATACTAGAGTAAAAGTTAAGTATAGTATTGTAACTGCAAAATCTGGAGATTTTCCAGGAATAGGAATTAATCTAGATATGCAAAGTTTTGCTGGTAAATACGTAACTATTTCTTCCATAATACCTCATCATCAAGTTTCTAATTATTACAAAATATTAGAAGATCATAGTGCGAATGCTTGGATAGAAACTATGTTTGAAATAAACGAATATTTTACTTAAATGACTGAGAAAAAAGAGTTTGTTGTTCGTAGATTTCAATCTGGAACTGAGATGGCTATGTTCTTAGCTGACGAAAATAATTTTACTGACTTATCTAGAGATTATCCTGGGGGCAAAAGTAGAATGGACGTAAAGAACAAATGCATTCTTATGCAGATGGAGCCAAAAGTTAAAAAAGAAGTAAATGATGAGTCTACTAGAAAAAAATCTTCATGATATTTTTGAGAGAGAGTGGAATAAGCAAAGAATATTTCGCTTATTCAACAAAAGTATGAATAGCTTTAAAGTAGATCCTAAAAGCAAAATTTGGAATTATGAAATCCACAAAAGAATTAATAAGATTGGGCCTTATGGGTCTACTTTTTTGCATGTTGATGGCTACGGTAATACTACCTGGATGTCAGCCAAAACACCATCTACACAAAAGAAGTAACCTAAATGAAACAACAAAAGTTTTTGAAAGAGCTGACAGTTTGTTAAGAAGGGGCTTTATGGAATACACTGTGATATACGATACTAGTACTTTTACTATTATAGTGCCTATAAGTAAAAATTCTGAAATAACTAAAACAAAAAGTAATGCCCAAAAAATGGACTGATAATTTTAAAGATTATACAACTACAGATGTGGATGATGTTTCTAATGCTGAAAAGCCTGATCATTATGAAGAGTTAGGAAAAATTGACATCTACGATGTAGCTTTAGCTTGGAATTTAAATATGCTTGAAGGTAATATTCTCAAGTATGTAGTGCGAAAAAAAGGACAAGACAGGCTGAAAGATTTGCAGAAAGCAAAACTCACTCTTGAAAGACTAATCGAAGAAGAACGTAAATTTTAATATTATGAAGGAAAATATTCCAGTAACATCAGACATAACTGAAGCATGTCTAAAAAATAGCTGGAATTTACTTCCAGAATATGTTAAAGAAAAACTAGGAGGAAAACTTGAAGATTCTTCGGAATCTAATCCTAGAAAAAAGGATCTGTCTTTTAAGTTGGCTTCTCAATTTGTAGATTTAAAACTCAAAGACAAGAATTTAGCTAGGAAGATACTCACAGAAAATACTGTTAGTTTATTTTTTAGTGGTATGAAAAATATTACTGTTCTTAAATATGCTACAGGAGTAGGTAAAAGTCTTATGGCTATAGCTTGCTTAGAGAGATATTTATTTTATGCAAAAAATGTTAGTTCTAGAATACTTATAGTATGCAAGGAAACTAACCATATCCAAAATTGGAAAAATCTTATGTTAGAACATGGGATATCTACTGATAGATATGATTTTTGCTGTTATCCTAGCATAGGTAAGTATGCTGCTCATGACTTTATTATTTTAGATGAATGTCATGCAGTAACTGCTAACTATTTAAGTAAGTTCAAAGTACATCCTGAATCTACTAAAAAGATCATAGGACTTACTGCAACTCTTCCTGCAGAGAAAGAATTATTACTTAAAAAGTTCTTTGAGAAGCAAATTAAAGGCGCTCTTCCAAGTATTTATCAGGCTATAAAACTTGACATGAAGCAAGCTATACAGATAGGAATTCTCCCAGAACCGAGAATAAATATCCATAGAATCTTCTTAGAAGAGCTTGACGATGTAAGTATATTATTACCAGTACATTATCCTTCTTATCCAGGCTCTGGTGATGGCCCAAATACTACTTTGACGCTAAATTTTGATGTATCTGACGAATCTGCCAAAACTATTAATTTAGTAGGTAGTGGAAATACGATAAAGCTTGCTAGCATTGCTAAACTTGGCTGTGTGGATAAGCCAGTTAAAGTAAGACTTAATATGTCTGCTAAAGCTTGGTATAAGATATTAGATGCTAAAGTAGAAAAACTAAAAGATTCCTACGACATAACAGGGTCTAAAGGAGTAAAAAATTTATGGCTACAAGCAGCATCTGAAAGAAAAAGAACAATAACAAGCTTTAAGACAAAACAAGCTCGCCTAATCAGAGAGCACTACAAGAATAGTAGAAGTATTACATTTTGTGGTAGTATAAAACAAGCAGAAGAAATAGCTCATGAGATGACTCCTATTACTAGCAAAACTAGTAAAGCAATTAGGAAGCAACTTATTGAGGATTTCAATGCTATGAAGTCAAATGAGCTAATATCTGTAAAAATGCTTAGAGAAGGTATGAACCTTAAAAAGATATCTGTAGGAAACATCGTACAGTTAGATAGTAGTACATTGAGCTTTATACAAATGTTGGGAAGATCATTTCGTTCTGAACTGCCTATAGTTAACATTTTTGTCGTCATGGGAACAAGAGACGAAGATTATCTAGAAGGGGTTATAGACGAAATCCCAAGAAAATTTATTCATTATGTCAACTAAGCAATCAAAGAAGACTAAGAAAATTAGAAAGACCGAACCTTTAAGTAGGATGGAAGAATTCTATGAAGACTCTACTTCGAGAGCTATTGACTTTTACGGTAGTCATGAGGAAAGTAATAAAGTATCCGATGGAAAGGAAATACAACAAAAAGAAAGTTTGGATTCATTTCCAAGCAGAGACCTACTCTTTGATTAGCTACAGCAAAGTCAAGACAGGTCTATTCAAAGTGAACAATTCTGAATTATCATAACATACTATTTTATACTAAGAACAACACGGCAGATGTGTAAGGGCTGAAGAGCTCTTATGCATTACCCAGTGTTGATACGATGAAAAAATAGTATAAATACAAACTTTAAACCTGAAAATTATGAGTGAAGTTACCTTTAAGCCCAATCAAGGAAGATGTTTGATTCTTCCTGATGAAGCAGAAAAGAAGACAGAAAGTGGTATTATCATACCTGACTCAGCTAATACAGATAAGCCTATTACAGGAGTTATTGTAGCTGATGGACTATATGATGATGGATTCTTTAATGAATTTAGTATAGGAGACAGAGTGGGCTATCCACAGCATGCTGTTATTGACTATAAAATTGATGGAGTCAAATATGCCTTAGTGCGTCACGCACTTATTGACGGCACTATGTAATTGTAGTTATGGAAGAGCGCGATTTAGTAATGTACAAAGGAATAGAGGCAGTTATTGTCCATAAATATAGTAATGGAAGTTTATACACTATTAAGTATGAACAAAAGGGTAATACCTACAGCCGTACTGTGTTTGGGAACAAATTAGCCCCTATTAAAAAGTAAGAAAACTAGACATAATTCGTTGTTTTTTCGTATATTTGTCAACGAAGTTGATGAGAATAGAAGTAGATATAAATTCTCAACTTCCACCCAAATTTTACATAGTTCTTAAGTTACTTTATCTGAGAAAGTTCAGAGAGTGTGAGAAATTTATGCGAGATAGATTTCCTATAGAAAATCCTATAGAGTATCTCTGGCATAAGTCTTACGTGTTGAACGACCCCGCAAGTAAACCTGTGGATGTCATTTTAGATAAAGCTAAAGTAGCAAAAGAACTAGGCATTGTTGAGGAAGTTGAGACTTGGATTGACGATTATCGTCAGTTATTCAAGAAGTCAGGGAGATCTGGAGTGATGGGAAGTAGAAAGGCATGCGTAGTCAAGATGAGAAGATTCTTGGAAGAGTATGATTATTCTAAGGACATCATTCTTTCAGCTACTGAAAGGTATATTAATACCCAAGCAGTTGGTGGATTTATGTTTTTGCAACAAGCAGATAACTTTATTCATAAAGAGATCACTGAACAAGGCAAAAAAGTGCCTACTAGCAGACTAGAATCGTTCTGTGAGGAGGTTACAGAATTGCCAGACACTAATGGAACTGTAGGACATGGAAAAGAATTTGTCTAAGCCATTACCAATAATACACGTAGCAGCGGCAGCTACTGATGAACTGAACTACATTAAGGGCAGGAAAGCAGGTAGAATTAAGTCGCTGAAAACTAGTCTAACGAAGTTTGATTCTGCTGGAATCAATGGGTTAGAGTGGGGTAGTATTTATACTATTGCTGGAATGTCTGGCAGTGGTAAAACTACATTTGTTAATCAGCTAGAAGAAGAGTTTTTTAAGTATAACCCAAGAGAAGATTTTCTAACCTTAAATTTCAACTTTGAAATGAAAGCTAGAAGACTTATTGGAAGAAAGTTTTCTCAAGGACTTGGAAAAACAGTTAAGCAAATCTATTCTGCTGATGAAAGCCCTCTTGATATTACAGACCATGAAGTGTCTCAAGCAGAATCTATAGCTAAGTCTTTATCGACTCAGCCTATATTCTATGTAGATACTACAGGTAATGTGGAAGAGATGAGAGCTACGATTATGAAAATGCATAAGTTATATCCTGAAAAGAAGATATTAGTGACTCTAGACCACACTGTATTAGTGAAGAAACTAGGGACACAAACTGCAACTGATAAGCTCTATGAGCTGTTGGCTATGTTTAACGAATGCAAGAAGATAATCACCTCATCTTATATTGTCCTTAGTCAACTTAACAGGGAGATTGAAGCAACAGACAGGCGAACAGTACCAAAGTTGCACTATCCTATCAAACAAGATTTGTTTGGTGGAGATGCGTGTTATATGTTTTCTGATGTCGTAGCTGTTATTCATAATCCTTATAGGTCTTTTGACATACTAGAATACGGAACTACTAAGTATCCTTGTAGAGACAAGATATTTATACACTATCTCAAGTGCAGAGATGGTCAGCCGTTTATAGCTGTCATGAAGGATAACCTTAAACATAACAAAATAGAGGAGGAAACAGTAATATGAAAGATTATTACATACACAAAGTCAAAAAGACTTTTAGAGGTATGGTTGATGTAAGAAGTAATTTGGCAACAAAAGCAGTACAGGAAAATAAATCTGTAAAAGTTATACTGCATGGAGCTATTATGACCCTTACTCCAGCCCAATTGAGATCGCCTTTAAGTATTTCAAAAAAAGAATGGGTAAGTATGTACGATAAGGATGAGAATGGTAATCCTCAATCGTATAAACTTCTCAGTTATTCATGGAAACCTGATCTTGAAAAAGGAGAAGTAATTGAAGAGAAATCTCCAGAGACTTTAGACGACGTAGTTCAGGAAATGTTAGAGGCTACTTTGTTAGGAGTGACTAGATATGCCAGTACTAAAGATATTGAGCATCTCAATCAAGCTAGCAAGCATATTCAGTCTTTGATAAACCATGAATTAGGTAATAATCGTAAACCTTAAATAGTTAATTTGTTTATATGGCTAAATTAGTCTTTGTTGTTGGAAAGAGTGGACATGGAAAGTCTACGTCTATGATGAATCTCAACCCTGAGAGCACTGTCATTATTAATAGTGATAGTAAAGATCTTCCTTTCCCTGGAGCACATAAGAAGTATACAGAAGATGAAAACATCTTCCATACATCTAATGTACCAGAGATTGTAAAGGTTCTTCAAAAGGCAAACTCTAATCCAAAAGTTAAAAGTGTAGTACTAGACACTTGGTCTAGAACTATGACTGATGCCGTTATGGATCCTAAATTCAGAGCCAATTCTGGTTATGAAAAATGGGCTACATATTCTGGTAATCAGTATGATCTTATTGGCATTGTCAATAAGAATATGAGAAAGGATATAATTGTGTACTTTATGGCGCATCCTGAAATCATCTTCGACGAAATGGGTCGACAGGTGTACAGAGTGCAGACTCAAGGTAAGCAGTTAGATGCTTTCGTACCTGAGAGTTTCTCCACCGTCGTTCTCTACACTGAAGTAGTAGATAATCCTGGCAAAGTGCCTGATTTTCACTTCAGAACAGTTACTAGAGGTAACGATACTTGTAAAGCTCCTTTGGGTATGTTTGATAAAGATCTGATTCCTAATGATCTCAAGATTGTGGAAGGAGCTATTAGGAAATATACAGGTATTGAGTAATTTTAATTAGAGATGATGTTAGAGAGTAGTGAGATTAGAGAAGCGGTGTTTGGAATCCCTAACGCTAGAGGAGTAATTACTGGCAAGTATCCTACGATACCAGTGCTGACAATTACAGCTCAAGTGAAGAAAGGAACCTCTGCGTCTTTTATCTTTAATGACAAGGCTGTCCAGGACTTAGACCTAGTACCTGGAGTGTCTAGTGTTTCGTTTGCTTTTGAGGACGATACTATCTTAGTTGGTAACACCACAGAGGTTATCAAAGAGGATAATTCCCAAAAGAAGCTTACGAAAAACAAACCGTACAAAATTCGTAACAAATCACTCAGAAGCTACATAGCTCGAGTATTTGGCGAAAAGTACAACTTCAACGAGGACGTAGAATTTGTTTTAGAATTAGGCGAACGTAAAGTTGGAGGACAGGTTGTAAAAACTGCTGAATTAGTAGAGATGAATGAGTATAACAGTCGTCAGACTGAAAGTACTTCCCCTGAAATGGAAGAAACTTATACTCAGTACAATGACAATGAAGTTGTTGATTCTACTATGAATGCAGAAGAAACACTTGAGGAAGCTCAAGCGTAATTGTTGATTTGTTAATTTAATTTTTGTTTATATGAGTATGACAATTGATCTAAATGATCAATCTTTAGACGCTAAGTCTGGATCTGATACACCTATTTTTAATAATGGTAAAGCAGGTCGAGTTAGTGTTACCTGCAGCGTGCAGAAAAGACAACCAAACGAAGCTGATAATCAGCCTAACTGGAAGTTTTATATGCGTGATGCAAACGGAGCTGAAATCTCTGAAGGTTTTTACTACCAAACTGACCCTGAAAAAACTTGGGCTCTTACCAAGCAGATGAAGTCTTTGCGTCACATTGCTAAGTGTTATCTAGGTGAAGACTATGTCTTTCCTAGTTACGAAAGTGCAATTGAGATGCTGGATAACATCATGAGTCAAGTGGGTGGAGTATGTAACGGCAAAGCAATGCGCGTTTTCGTTAACTACGGAACCTCTGGAAATGAAGACAAAGGAATCAAAGCTAAACCTAGCAGATTCCTTAAGCTTAGAAATTTTACTCCTTTTATCGAGAACGCTTCTCGTGTAACTGAGGATAACTCTAAGTTGACAGACTCTGGAATCGAGATACTCGAACGTCCACAGATGGATGAAACCTCTGGGACTGCAGTTGATATGTCAGCTTCTTTTGGAAACACAGGCAGTGAAACCACTGTTAATGCTCCAACTGAGGACTGGAAAGTCGACTAAGAGCAGAATTGCTCGCTTGCTGTAGAGGGATGGTTATCACTGTGCCTCGTCCCCTGAAAGGATGGAGGCATAAATAACTACCTTTACGGTAGGCAAAAAAAGTAGTTTATCTTCAACCAAGTCGTATGGGAAGGTAAATTTCAAAGATGGAGGAAAGCGGCTGTTATACCTTCATACCAACATAAGTGCTGAGTAGTTACTGGATGGAGATAGCTGTAAAGTCTCTAGAGCTCTCACCACCATCAGTCTTAATGAAGGCTGATAGTGAGAGAGTTCTAAGCCCAGTAACTACTTTGGCACTTTTTTATTTCATAACTATGGCAATAAACTTAAACAAACTAGAGGATTATCCTTTGGCAACGAAAGAGCTTGTTTTAGAGCGTTTCGACTCTTATCAGATCTTCAGGTATTACTTAGGAGATTTCGAGCCAGGAAGGGCCTTTATATCGCCTCTGAGAAGAGAATCAAAAAAAAGTTTTAATGTCTATTTTAATTCTGACAAGAATCAACTTTATTACATAGACTTTACTATGGACATACATGGTGATGTCTTTGACTTTGTGATGAAGAAATTTTCATACAATTCTATAGCAGATGCTATAGCTCATGTATGTTTGGATTTTGGAATACAAGACCTGAAATATAAAAATAAAGGCTCAGTTGAAATGACTAGGTCTGACCATAAGATACTACAAGCAACACTCCCTAAAAAAATGTCTATTAAGATACCTAAAAAGGTACTTAGTATAACCAAGAGAGAGTGGAATAAAAGTGACGCAGCTTATTGGTACCCTTTTGGAATTAGTAGGGATACTTTAGACTTTTTTAGAGTTGTCCCTATTAAACATTATTTTATAAACAATAATGTTTATGGAGCAGATATTCTGTCGTATGCATATCGTGAATACAAAGATGGTGTACTTACCATAAAAGTTTACCAACCTCATTCTGTGTATAGAAAGTGGATTAGTGGAACTCAATATGACGTATGGCAAGGATGGAGTCAACTTCCTAGAGAGGGTGATATGGTAATACTTACTAAGTCTTTAAAAGATGTTATGAGTATTAGGGAAGTTACTGGGATACCTGCAGTTAGTTTACAAGGTGAAACAGTTAACCCAAAGAGAAATGTTATTGCTGAACTTCGTAAGAGGTTTAAGCATGTTATTGTTTTTTATGACAATGACATTAGTAAAGAGAAGAATTGGGGGCAAATAGCAGCAAAGAAACTTTGTGATGAATTTGGGCTACCTTCTATTGTTATTCCTGCTAGACATCATTGTAAAGACTTTTCTGATCTTGTAAGATATATAGGAAGAAAGGAAGCAAAGCAAATATTAATTAATCAAATCAGTTCAGTAAAATGAGTAAAAATTCGACGAGGGAAATTACAACCTCAATGATTGGAAAAGAAGACTTGTTTAAGTCTTTAGCAGTTGCTAACGCAATAGGTGCGCCTATTTTGTTAGTTGGAGATCCAGGTGTTGGCAAGACTAAAGCAGTCTTGGAATATGCTGCTAGCATGTATAAAAAAGAAGATGGAACTCCTGACCATGAGAAAATTATGGAAAAGACTTTCATTTTAGAGACTGACGAGGGGACTCGTAGTGCTGAAGTGAAAGGACGAGTAAACATCAAAAAGCTTATCCAAGATGAGACCTTTGAAATGCTGTCTCCTATTGTTGACTCTGAGTTTGTAGTCATCAATGAGGTAGATAAAGCATCTGCTGCTGTAAGAAACAGCTTGCTTGGTGTTATGAATGAGAAAATTCTCTTCAATGGCCAAGAAAAGGTTGACTGTAAGTGGAAAGTTTTTGTTGCAACTTGCAATGAGATTCCAAAAGACGAAGAAGGAAATCCATTTTGGGATAGATTTCTTATCAAGATTCGTGTGAACAGAGTTCTACGCGAGCAGCTTGAGAAATACTATGCTGATGGAGAGAGAAAGTACGAGAAAGTCGTAATGTTTTCTTATCCTGAAACACAGATGGATCTAGACAAAGTTCGTCTCAATGACGAGTCTGTCAAGAAATTTCTTCATGAATTCTATACGAATCTCTCAGATAGAACTTTGACTTTCGTACCTACGCTTGCAAGAGCAATTTCTGCTGTGTATGGCATGACTTCAAACCAAGCACTTGTAAAGACTGCTACATGGTTAATTGGAGAAAAAGAAGCAGGAAACTTTGGTAAACGTATTGTTAATCCTGTTGTCAATCAGATTATCTCTGATATTGACATGATGCGAGGGATGACAAACAGCGTTATCATGAATGAAAGCATTCGTAATATCAACGAAGCTGTGGCTAAAGGTAAAGCTGATGGTCACATAACTTCATCTGATATGGATGAAATCATTCACTCTGTAAATAGTCCTATTCATGGCAAACATCCTAAGGCAGCTGAATTCAAGTTTATGTCTGTTGGAGCTGATTTTAGTGGAGCAGAAAACGCTGTATTAGAAGAAGCAGAAGAAAGCATTGGTGAATCAGATTGGTTTAACTAATGTCTCAATTAACAGAATACAAAACTTCTTGGGTAACTGAGAACGATGGTTTTCACGATTGGGACTTGATTTCACCTCATATTGACAGAAGAGACTCTGCTGTCCTTTGTAGGTATGTCAAAGATTTTTCTTTTAATAGAATTAGAGAAGAAGAAAAAAGGCAAGTTACAGAGGAAGAGAGTGCTATGATAGAGAATTTCGCAGATAACTTTATTAGAGATATCTACAGTCTTTATGTCAACCCATCATCTAAGACTAAGTTCAAAGAAGACATCACTGGGAACGAAATGAAACAAGAGTTACTTCAGGACATCTATAACTATTATGTTAAGATTCCTTCTGAAGGCAACACTATGTATTCAGGAGTTCTTACTGGTTATATCACTTCTGAGATTCTTAAGCTTATGAAACAACATGCTGACAAGCAAGATAATCCTGGACAATGCATGCAGGACATGGCGTCTTTTATGCAAGGTGGAGGACAAGGTGATGGTTCAGCAGGTGAGCAAGCTTTGAAAGAAGCTTTGAAAGATAAAGTAAAACTTCAAGATGTAGCATCCAAAGCTTCTCAAAAAGCTACGGAGCAAATTCAAGACTTGGAAGGTTCTGGTATGTCTGACGCTATGGCAAATAGTGATGACAGTCAACAGAAGAAAAGTCGAGGAGTTGGTACAGTAATGCAAGAATTAGCAGATCTTATGCAAATGAGAGATGCTATTTCTGCACTGTCTGTAGCTAGAGGTCAGATTGCTGACTCTTTAGAGAAAATCTTGAAGTATAGTTATTCTTATTTTTCGAGGAGTTCCAAAGTGGAAGAATACGATCTATTGGATGCAGAGGAATTAGACCAACTTGATGGTCTAGAGAATCTTCTTCCAATCTTAAAGAAGGTCAGCATTGCTAACATCACTTCTTTAGAATACAAACCTTTAGGAAAGGTAGATTTTTATATTGACTGTTCTGGCAGTATGAGTAGAAATACTAATACTGATAGGGGCAGAAGATTAGGAGATTTTATCATTGCTAAAGGTCTAGCAATTAATCTAATGCGCTTGAATCTTTCAAGAGAAATTAGATTCTTTGCAAGTCACTTATTCCCAGACATAATTACTGACGCTGTCAGTTTGATGAAATGGAATCATTCTGGAGGTACCAGTATCGACACTGTAATAGAAGAAATAAACAATACAGGAATGAACAGCATTGTCTTAACTGACGCATGTTGTCCTATTAATGTTTACTCTTCTAAATGTTTCTTTATATGTATCAATATGGCTCTTGGAGCTAGTGGATACTATAGAAGCGCAGGAGATGCTGCAGCTATAGAAGCAAAATTCTATGACAACGGACAAGTATTTGGTTATCAACCATCTACTGGCGAAGTCAAATTAGCACTTAATAGAGCACACTGCGAAGAGATAGTGAAACGTCGTTAAGTGTTATATTTGTGTATGGAAAAAGAACTACTGTCCGTTACAATGGACAAGTTTCCCACACACGTACCTTTAAACAAGAAACGAAGTAAATGGATGAAGATTGGTTTTAACCGTATATACTCAGGCATGAATTTCCACTTAAGAAATTTAGTGGTGTCCCACATGCACGAGTACATCAGCAGTTGTATACCTGCTGGGGTTAAACCTCTTCGTCCAGGTCTTCGTTGTAAGTTAATTGTCAAAGTTCCTAAAAATTTTGGCAACATCAGAAGAGTGAAAGGAAAGTTATCGTGGAAGAAACCACCTAAAGATCATCGTCCTAATTGGGACCTTGAGAATCTAGCTAACATATGGATTAAGTGCATTAATGATACGTTAGTTGGCAGGGAGGTTATACCTGACGATACTGTGGGAGTGATAAGTGGCATTAGCTATGAATTTGTTGAATGTGAGGAGTTCGAAGATAGAGAACTCGTCTATAAAATTTATGAGCATGTCAATGATGAAAAGAGTTCTCGACAAAATGATGTTTGAGAACATGACAGAAGACCAAGCTATGAGAGCTGTGGGCTTCGAAGTAAATAAAACTAGGAATGAGAAAAGTGCTGACAAAAGAAAGCGAGATCAGAAAAGTGGTGGAGAAGAGACTTCTTCAAGCAAAAGAGTATCGCAAAAACGTAGGAGTAAACCAAAGTCGCCTCAAGAAGTTGAGGATTCATCCTAGATATTATAAGAATTATTCGAATACTATAGAGATACCATCTATTATCCCTGAACATTATGTGTTTGGAAGTCTATTAGACTTTTGGGTAGTAGATTGTTTTGAAGTAGATGACGAACAACTCTTAAAGGCTCTTATGGAGTATGAATATGTTGAGTATAATGAGCTGCTCAACGGTCCCATACCAAAAGAGAATACTGTGCCTAGAAAATTACTAGATGAACTGTTTGCAGAAAACTATGTTAATGGAGACTTAAAAGACTCCAGTCAATATACAGACGCAGACTGGATCAATTATCTAGCTAGGAAAAAGGCATACGGTAATCTTAAAGACCTAACCAAGTTACAAAAGATTAAACCTTATCTTGGTTATTTCGATTTTATAACTGCAAATAGCGATAGTAGGATCATAACTCCAAAAGAAGTTTCACGAGCTCTTGAAATGCGAAGGTTGATATTTACAACTGGACCTTTTAAGATTATGATAGATGATCTAGATGTTAATATTTTTCCAAAAACAATACTGGAACATACTACTCCAGGAGGAACAAAATGCAAGGCAGAATTAGACTTTTTATTAACAAGTGTTAGTAAAGGTTCTTGCAAAGTGTTGGACTTTAAAACTACTTACGAATACGAAAGTAATTTTAAGACACAGTTCTGGAAAAATGAGTACGCATTTCAATCTGCTTTTTACTCTTGGATACTTGTATCTATATTAGACGTAAAGGGAAAAAGCATTACGACAAGAGAAGTTAAGGAAGAAGAGTATCTTGTGATAGGTACTTATTCTAACATTGACTCTCCTGAATTTTTGGTCGCTAGCAAAAAACATGGAACTAATGGGTACAAATGTGCTCCTACATTATTTTCTGTGTCTGATAAAGTTAATCGTGAGCTTATAGGTTATGATCCTATGCGTGAAAGATTGGCTAGTCGTGGTTATAAATCTGTAATTGAGTCTATCGAGGACTTGGAATATCATAACGCCTTAGGGAGTTTTGATGAACCAGCTGAGGTACTTAGGTCAGGTAAAATAACTATTCATAACTAGTATGAACCAAATACATAAAGTAGCAATTAGTAAAAGAAAGTTTAATATGACATCAGACTTTGTTATGCCTCTATTGGGAATACCTGTAGATGTATTTAAGTGCAAAGTCAAAGACTCTTTTCAAAGAGTAGTCTTATCGAACCGATTTTACCAAGCATATATCTACGATGATATAGTTGATTCGTTTAGAGAAAAATGCGTCTTTGTGGTGTATCACCAAATGCAAGACGTAGAGTTTTCAGCTTTCGAGAATACTTTGAAATCGTACCCTAACTTTTTAGCTAATTATGATATTGGAGATAGCGCATTTGGTTGTGCTGTATTCAAGATACCTCAAGAACATGAAGCTGATTATGAGGCTTACCTTAAAGGTAAGTGGAGTAATTATAGCGAGAGTGCTCGAGCTAAGTGTATAGAGAACAGATTTACTGATTCCAAAACTTCCCAAATCATTGGACAAATATTTAGTCGCAGTGAAGTCTTAAGAGAAGGCTGGGAAAATAAGATGGACATCAAACTTCCAGAAAATGCTGAAGTTTGGTCTAGTCCTAATCTTACTCCCTCTGAAGAGAAAGATACTGAAGGAAAATTTAAATCTGAAATTCTAGACAATAGAGTAAGGGATTTACTAACTCCAATTGGAGTAAAACCATTAGCAGAAGATGAAACGAATAAAGACAGATCTTAACTTTTGGCGTAAACAATTAGGTAAAGGGTGGGCTGATGAAGTCTACCCTTTATTGATTAAAGACGCTAATTATTTAGGTAGCGGTATGACATATGCTGATTACTTGATATCAAATATAGAAGCAGATAATAGCAATAACATTACTATGTCTGAACCTTCTATGGGTGTTATCTTTAAGGCTTTTCGTCTAACTCCTTATGGTAGTTTAAAAGTACTTGTCTTTGGACAAGATCCAGACCACAATGGTTTGGCGAATGGACTTGCATTTGGTAATATAGAAAACGATCCTAAAGATCCAGACTATATACCAACTGCAGTTAGTTCGAATCTTAGAAAAATAGAAGAAGTGGTTGTGGATATGTATAATGATGGAGACGATGATGCATTTATTCCTTTCGACTATACTTTGGAGTCGTGGGCTAAGCAAGGGGTTTTACTTCTTAATGCTGCTTTAACTATAGTAGGAAGTCAACCTAACAGTAGAGCAGATTTATGGAAACCTTTTACTGATGCAATTGTAAAGACTATTCATGATTACGATACTGGTGTAGTTATTATGTTATGGGGAAAAAGAGCTAATGCTTATGCAGATAAGTTTGGCATTATAACTCCTCATCATGTACTTACTTCAGAGCATCCTGCCCAAGCCCACAGGCAGAATAGAAAGTGGCTATGTAGTAATTTTCAAGAAGGTAATAACCTTTTATTATCAATGAATAGAGAGACCGTGCAATGGGCAATGGTATCTCTAAAATAATACACTAAATATGAGCAATACAGTAAGTAAAGCATCAATAACAGACGATGCGACAGCCCTAGAAGCAGGAGTAGTACATGAACAAGGAGAAAAGGAAGTAGATTTTAGAATTTCAGAAGCTGATATAAATGAGCTATCATTAGATCAAATTAGTGAAAGACTTACTACTATTCCTATGGTAGAAAAAGTAGGAGTTCCTGTCTTTAACTTTCATAAAATTCCTGAAGTTTTGTTGGCTAATAGGATTCCGTTTATCAAGACATACAATAGAGAAATGTTTAATGTAATTCTTCCTTATGTGGAGACATATGCTAAGCGCCTATACTCTGATAATATAGTAAATAAAGGCATTGTGAAAGTGTTTTCAGGTATTGGGTTAGATTACCCTAAAGAACACTCACAAGAAGTCTTTGATCAGACTAAAGATTTTCTTGGGCTGTATAAAATCGCAAATGCTGAAGGACTCGACAAAGGTCAAGAAGACTATCTAAATAAATTCATCTCTGCTCTAAACAAAGAACAAGAAGAAGGAAGTCCTTTAGGCCAGCTAATCCAAAACCTTTTACCTACTAGTACAGGAATTGATGACTGGTCTGCTATGAAAGATTCTGCGAATGAATTAATGGATATGGTCATTTCTACTATGCAATTTGTTGTGCCAAAAATTAAAGAGGAAGGAAGTAATCTTACCATGAATTACGATGATCCTGCTCTTACTGTAGGCATGTTTATCTCTAATAGTAAACGTAAGTTTGCTTACTATGTAGTTGATCATGAAGCAAAGGGCCAATAAGTGGTGGAACCATCACAAGATTGAAATAAAAAGAATAGTTCTCGATATGGGAGCTATTCTTCTTTTTTATATACTGAGTTTATTAATACACTTTATTTTCTTTTACGATGGCTGATGTAAAATTATACAAGAATTCTGAGGGAATAGATTGCTATAAACTCAAACATCCTGATTTCGGTATTGTCTATTTCCAACAAAGATTTATGACAAGGAGACAGCAGGAGATGCTAATACAGCTTGCTAAAGTACAGAAAGCTGTAAATGAAGAGCCTGACGATCAACAGTTAGGTAAAATAATCAGAAACTTAATTAACAATAATGAACAAAAATAACTTAATTGAGAAAGAAAACCAGATAAAGCTCCTTTTTGGAAATTCTTATGAAATTGGAGGGCTCGCTATTTCTATTTCTAAAAATGTCAAAGGACCTGGGGGCATTTCTAGTAATGTTTCAAGCGCAGCTAGATTTGTAAGATCTTTTTTGAAAGATTTTACTGGAGATGATATCTCTCATTCTAGTATTGAGGATAGACTGGATAAGCATCCTTCTTTGACTCAGAGCATACGACATTTTTCTAGCGCAGGAAGAACTTTTGTTTCTATGTCTTCTTATATAGATTCTTGTAGACTATGTCTAGATAGACGTCCTTACAGCACAACAGAGAAATGGGTTAATTCTCTTATGAATGAGCTAGCAATGATTGTTAATCTTGACAGTACTGCAATAACTTGGAACGGTGGTTCATTAAAAGAAACTGCTAGAGAGTCTTTAGTGAATACGCTAATAGATAAAACGTCTGGAGCTACAGAAGGGAAAGAAACTATTTCAGAAGTAGTTGATTTTCCTAAATTGGAGAAACTTAGAGAAACGTATCACAAAGCTCACAAGAGCGATACGAAAGAACTAAGTGGATTATTCATTCCTAGTGAGTCAAAAGATTTTCATATTGACCCAGACACGTCAAATATACTAAGTTACTTAGTATGTGAAGCGCTTGAAGAAGGTAAGCCTAGCAATGTTATGCTTACAGGACCTCAAGGTTGTGGTAAAACTGAGCTTGCTATGCAGTTTGCAGCAAGGATGGGTCTACCCCTTTTGAAAATGAATTGCTCAATGGTACGAGAGCCTAGAGATTGGTTTGGTTATAAAACAGTGGAAGATGGTGAAATCAAATGGGTGAAAGCTCAATTTGCAGAAGCCGTCAGCAAAGGAGACGTTGTCATCCTTCTTGACGAAATTAACAGAACGTCACCCCCTGTACTGAACTCTCTCTTCCCCCTGTTAGATGATACTGGATTTTCATTTATTGAAGAAACTAAAGACACTCTTGAAAGAGCGCCTAGAACTTTCTTCTTTGCTACTGCCAACATTGGTAAGCAGTTTAGTGGAACATTTGGTAATCTTGATGATGCATTGAATGACAGATTCTCTGTTAGACTTGAAGTCGACTTTCTCTCTGAAACAGAAGAAGTTAAGGTCGTTGGAAAACGAACTGGACTAGCTAGTGCTGACAGTAAGAAGCTAGTACGTGTCGCTAAGAAAGTTCGAGAAGCTGCCGCTAAAGGCACCATTAAGAATTTCATCAGTACAAGGACCGTAATCAAAACAGCTGCCTTATATAAGTCTATGGGGACTAGTTGCTTTGAATACACTCTGTTACCTCTTTTCGATAAGAAAGGTGGAGCTGAGTCTGACAGGACTCAAGTTAAGCAGATCATCCAAAGTCAATTTCCATCCTGATGAGAAAGAATTGGTGGGATAAGTACGCTATAGAAGAAGATGAAGAATTTAATGATGACGTTATAGGAAAGGACAAGGAAGCTAAGAAAAGTGATGTTGAATCCAACAGCCATCTTAGTCACTTGGACGATGACGATGACGATCATTATAAGTCTTCATATAGAAGCTCTAGTCGATATAGATCCTCGTATTCGAGATCTTCTGGATATGGTAGGGGGCTAGTCTCCTACAAATCTAAGAAAAAGACTAATAAATGGTCTGGTAGTAGTTTTTGGTATGGAGAGGGCGGTTCGTCCTCTTCGTACTATTCTTATAGCAGTGTCAAAGATAAAGGAGATTCTAAAGATGTTCTTAAAAATGTTGACAATACTATAGCTACTATGAAGAGCATCGTTAAAGACATGTCTAGGATGCTAAGTACTTATGACGGTAGTCTGCAACTCAAGATTGTAGATCACAAGATTAATGACTTTGTGCCTTATCATGTTACATCTGACGATGGCTCTTACGTACCTGTAGATCCTGAAAGAATGCATAAAAATTCTTCAGGATTTTCAGATTTATCATATGTACAAGAATTAGATTTTTACATTGGGCAAGTTTTATTGTCTGGTGGAATAAAGAAATTCTTGGAACAAGAGGATTCTAGTATTCTAGAATTTATGGTAAAGACACAAGAAACTCCAGCACAAGGACGTTCAGTTCGTGATGTAGGAATTTTAAACCTTATGTCAGCTAAGGCTGCTAACTTTACTAAGCAGTATTTGAAAGAGGAGTATCCTGGATTCTTAAACTACTTAGAGTACAGACAGTCTTTGATTTTTTCAGAAGAATTAGTTCAGATGTTATCTACTGAGCTTTATAATTCTGGTCAGACAGGTTCAGACTTTAATAAAGAACAACAAGCATTTTTGTTTACTACTTTATTAGCTGCAGAGATACACTCTATGAGGTCTGGTCTAGATTTAGAGATAGGTTCTGCGACTATGCTGAATTCTAGACTTGGCGAAAGTAACCTATCTTACTCAGATCTTATGAACGAAGCTCGAGATATTCTAAGCGAAGGTGGTCCAAAAATGACTCAGAATCTTTCTGACTTTATGGACATTCATTGGCCTGAGAGTAAAGACCAGATGAATCAACAAGCTCAAGCTAAATGTAATGCAGATGTATCTAACGATTCTGATGGTCAGTCTAACCTTCCTATTAAAGGAGATGAAACCTTATCTGAAAAGATAGTTGGAGAAGGAGAAGGGCAAGAAAGTGAACTTGGAGACAAGGTTCCTGAAGCTACTACTTCTATAATGTCTGATTTGATGAAGGGAGTTCCTATTGAAGAAGTTATGAGTAAAAAGTATCACTTAACTGTTTCTGGGAATATTAAACCTTATTTCTTTGAGTCTTGTGAAGCATTAGAACGTGGATTACCCATGACTGGAGTTAAGGTTGATACAAGCCATTATTGTCTTAGATATGGCAAAAGACTTAATAGTATTCATGATGGAACTTTACATTATTCTGAGATAGTTAGTACAGAAAAGAGCTTAATTTCTCAATTAGAAGATGAGCTAGATTTTTCTAGGGATAAAAACAGATTTGTTGATGTCCATGGAATGAGATCTGGTGACTTGGACGAAGGGAGTTTTCATAAGTTAATTTCTGGAACTAACGAAGATACCATCTTTTCTCAGAGGGAACTTTTTGAAGTTCCTAATGTGGAGTTTTCTATTATTGTAGACCAGTCTGGTAGTATGTGTGGAGAAGGAGAAGAATTAGCTCGTAAAGTCGCAGTGTGTATGGCTGAGGCTGTGTTAGCTAATTCAGGTGTTGAACTTAATGTGTTTGGCTTTACTGCTGATCATATTAGTGAAATACGTAAGCCTGAATTTAGTGATTGGGATAACATGGACGATTACAAGACTTCTTCTGAGACTTGGAAAATTTTCTCTAGCACTACTGATCCTGAAGTTAAGAAAAATCTTCTTGGAAACATTTGTGCTCTTGGAGGTAATTATGATTCTTATTCTATTAAAGGTGTGGGCGAATACTTAAAGTATTTACATCCTACTGAAGCTAGGAGAAGAATAGTACTAGTTATTTCTGATGGTTATCCATGTGAGTCTCAGTTAGAAGGTAGAAGTTCCTTACATCAAGTAGGAGACAAGGTTAATTACTTGAGAGATGATTTAGGTTTTGACGTCTATGGTATTTGCATATTTGGTGGATGGGGAGACGATGCTGGTGAAACGATGTATGGCAAAGGAAACTTTGTGACATTAGATTATAAGCAGTCTAGTTCTCAAAAATTAGGTATGGTACTGTCTAAAATAGTCAGTAAGATTATAGAAGACGAATCTAAGTACGCTGATTTGAATTAGTAATGTGGGAGGGAGGAAACTCTCTCCCTTTTTTATTTTCACTATGAAAGAATTAAAAGAAAAAGAAGAAGGATATAGTGTATCTGATACACTAGGATTATTTAACTCTGCATTTAGATTTATGGTAAATGTAGGCTCAACTCCAGAAGGATTAGAAGTAATAATGGGCAGTAACCTTGCTCATAAAGCTGCTAGGCAGTTGTATTATACTATTCCTGAATATGAAGTATCTGTTATGGATGCTTCGAGTCTAAAAAAACATAATAAGATTTTTAAAAAAGATATCACTTCTGATGTCATTTTGAAAAAAGGCAGCTTTTCTCTAATAACTTACAAAGGGGGCCTTAGTACGGATGATATGGGAGGAGAAGATTTTTTAAAAGATAAATTTGGAGTAACTGACCAATCAATAGTTAAAGTTTCTTTAGATGCTGAGTACCATAATGGAGGCTTATTTGGAAAATACTCTAACTGTTTCTGGGAATTTAATGCTGCTATTGATTTAGTTAATTTGTCTGATGATCTAAAAGTCTGTGAGGAAAAATCTCTTACTCGTTTATCAGGCCAATTTGATGCAGAAGCTTATAGAGAATTACATTACTCTATGAATATTGGACTGCATGAAGACTACAAAGCAGATTTAATCTGTGGTAGAGATAGACTCATACGATTCTACAAAGAATCTGAAAGGAGAAAAGTAGATAGTATGTTGAATATGAAGAATTAGTCTTCTTCCATCCAATAAGGGATTTGTCTTATACCAGGTCCAAAGGAGAGAACTTCTTCTAATGGTGTGGCATCTTCCATTAGTTGTTCATCCATAGTAATAACTCCAGCTGCTTGTTTGGATGTTTCTGCTAATGTACTCCATATATTTTCAAAAAGGCCTACAGCAGGTATAGGTGACCTTACTAGGTCAGTAAATGAAGCAGGGTTATGATAGAAAGATATTTCATCGTATGCCCTATTTAGATGCGTAAGCAGCTTGGCTTTGACGTATTTCTCTTCTGGAGAATCATCATCGTCAGGCTGCACCATCGTAAGAACTCCTATAACAAAGGTTAAAGATATCCTTAGCTCTGAGATAGTGGCTTTGATGTTTTCGATATGCAGTTCTACGAATTCGTCTTCAGACATCTCACTTGCTAATGAAGGATTCTTTTCAATAGCTTGCATATAAAGTTCTTTACCTCTTGCTTCAGCATTAGAGCCTAGTCCTGTGACTAGGTAAGCTAAGTTTCTAGGAATAGTTTTGAAAGTCAGTTGTTTCCACATAGAGCTGTAACGTCCTTTCTCCCAAGTTTTTAAATCTTGATTATATGTAAGACCTCCAAAACGTTCTTGAGCTGTCCTTGGAATCCAAGATCTAAAATGTCCTAAGATTTTACCAAATAAGAATAGCTTATATCTAGAAGTTTCTTGTCTGGAACTGAGTCCTAAAATTCGTTCTGCTAGAGCATGAGTCATAGCTCTCATCTCCATATAGGCCGTAGACTTTCTAGGCATTAGGTCTTCTATGGTCTTTCCCTCATTAAGCATGTCTATAATAGACTTGCCCTCGCCTTTTAGTTTTACTACTTGGCCGTTATCATTAATAGTATGAGATTGCATTAAAGACAGCTGAATAGTCGACTGTATTGCTTCATCTCCTTTGTGCTGACCTAAGAACCAATGATTGTTTTTTAAGTTACGTACTCCTCCTGTAGCTGATAAGTTTTTAATCCTATCTTCTAGGAACTGCTCTCCTACTATATCAAGGTGCTTAAGCGCCTCTCCTGCTACTTTCGAATTTGAAGTCAGCATACGAACAGAGTTAAATAAATGCTTTTTATTGAAGAATCTACCTCTGGAACCTTGTATGAATAGATTCATTCCTCCCCCCATAAAGTTAGCAATAATCGACACAGTGTTGAACGACAACGTATAGATACTAAACATTCTCATTCCTTGCGAGACAGCCCTGTCTACAGAGAATTCTTTATCTATTTCATCATATACGTAGTCCCCTGTTTTAGGGTCCACAACATATTTCCCATCTTTATCTTTACGACGAATTTTAGCTTTCTTAGAGAAAGTAAATTCTTTTCCTTTACGAGTTATTCCGTACAGTTCTGCATTCACAAAATCATCAAATACCTCAAGGGTGTCTGCTGATGTAAGCTTCTTTAAGAAGGTATTACTTAAGCTCTTCATGACTGGGGCACCGTCAGACTTAGTCTGTATCTGCTTACTGTCAGCTAGAGTTCTACGTAACATTTTGACTGAGTTGTCAATGTTATTCATGTTCTCGTAGTTGTATGCCATACGTCCGTACATAGCCAGTACTTTACCTAAGTCATATGATTTACGTTCTGCTGTTTCTACTTGTCTAGTAGTATAGTCAGGTGAAGTAGATAAATCATAAGAATAAAACAACGGCACAGTATGCTTAGGGTTTCCATCCACGTCTAAATGATTCTCTCCTGCTCTTGAATTATAAGTGATTTTGTCCATTACACTGTAGGACATGTTTGATCTGTTAATATCAGAGAAACTAGTACCTTCAAAGATGCTCTCTACTAAATTCTTTTCTATATTAGGAATAGAGTACTCACGCATATTGACTGGTAGGTCTTTGGTAAGCTCTTTCATTTTTCCAGTAAAGAACTTATAGAACTCTAGTGCTGGAGCATTCTCAGATAAATTGAGAGTATTGTATCCTTCTGAGCTCCATTCTTCCTTAGGACTTAAGAATCTGTTTTTCTTATTAAGTAGAGCTCTAGGATTAGATTTTCCTGCCAATACAGGCTTATGAGTTGCCTCGAATTCTGCTATTTTCTTATTCTGAATAGCAGTGTTGGCTTTAGTATCTGAGCTATACGTGTAGTTCTTGATGATTTTCTTGACTTCTTCGAACCTAGCTGTATAACTTGCTTCATCAAATACTGTATTATCAGCTACCCATGTATAGTTTTTACTAGCCAGAGCAGCATCTCTTTTAGTAAAGTATTCAGGATTCCAACGTCTGAGTAATCTACCTGTACGTCGTCCAGACTCTTTGTCAAGCAAGATATCAAACATATCTATGCCTGATAATCCTCGAGCTTTGGCCCATTCCTTAAGAGGCTTCATCTTGTCCTCTATTTCCACCATTAAATTTTCTGTACGAAACTTAGTGTCCTCTTTGGACTTTCTAATAAGCTTGTACAATATCTGCATCATTTTGTTCTGCATCTGAGAGAGCTGTCCAAAGTTCTTTTGCCAGAATCCCATCTCTTTATATTCGAAGAGTTCAGCTTCGCTACTGCTCTCGACTTGGTTTTCTGAAGCAAGAGTAACTGCCACTTTCTTTCTGAGTCCTTCTAGTTTATTAGAAAGGTTAAGTGCTTCTTTTTGCACTACGTCAATGTCTTTAAGATCTTTCTCAGATAACAATTTAGCACTCTCATCAAATGCAAGATTCTGAAGTGATTGGTAGAACTTAACTAAATCTTGTGATTCTTGAATTTCTTCAACTGTTGAGTTGATATTATCTAAACTGAAATCTGAATCTAATAAATCTTTTACTCTCTTTAAGTCTGCTTTAGCTTGGTCAAGCAAATCAGCTAGAGATTTTTTGTTTCTAATAGTTCTAATAGATTTGGCAATCTGTTTGATTCTTTCATTTCTACTAGAGACATCATCAGAGTCTTTGTTCTTAGAGATACTATCTTGAATAGTCTGGAGCTCTTCTAGTAAATCATCAAGTACTTCGTTGCCTGTAGTTTCGCTACTGATAGGTACTGGGTCCAAGTATTCTTTGTCTGCTGCAGCAACTACTTCTCCTGACTCTTTTCTAGAGTAAGACCCCATAGCTACTCCCTTAAGTCTCCAATCTTTAATCTGGTCGTTCTCATCTTTAATGATGTCCATATTAAGCTGAATAGGAATAACTCTGACTTTTCCAAAGTTAGCTTCTCCTAATTGTTTGGTAATCAGTTGCTTGTATCCTTCTAGCTGAGCTTCGTAGTTTTTCTGCTTGAAATAAGGCAAAGTACCTGCGTCTTTAGTAGACTGAGATATGTCTTGTGCTTTCCAGTCAAAGATCTCTATTTGTCCATTTGGAAGTACAGCCACTAAATCGACACTTCCTGCTTCTTTAGTCACAGGGTCAAATACACGTAGTTCAGGAATAAACTTAGTATTAGGAGGAAACTGTCGTATGAAATCTTTAGCGTATCTCTTTAGTCTATTATGAGTTGGTAGTCCTATTTGTTTAATATCAGCATCATAACTAACACTGTTATCTCCATTGAACTCTACTTTAATAATATTCTCTAGAGCTTGGTGAACATTAGTACCATGCTTAGATACTTTTTCTCCCTTTAATTTCTGAGTATCAGTAAGTCTGCCTGCATCCACCTTACTGCCTCTATCAGACACTGTCTTGACAGACTTTACTTCGTTTCCGTCAGAATCTATGTAGTAGTAATCATGAACTTCATGCGAATCATCTTCCTCTAGTCTTGTGTTGTTATGAGTCCTTAAAAGGCTATCTTCCACCCATTTTTGATCAGCGAAGTACTTATATCCTTTATAATCACCCTCACGAGCTATTTTAAGCGTCTCTAGAAGACTTTCATCAGTGATGTGGTCTTCCAGGTCATATGCTAATTTTGAAGCGTTTATTTGGCCTAATTTTGAGAAGCCCTCTTTTTTAACTGAGTTCCATGCATTAGCAATAAGTCTCTGTCTTGACTCGTCAGGATAGCGCAGACCTTCCAGAGCTTGTTGTTTAAATAACTCAGCTGCATAGAAGTATTTACGTTGAGGTGAAGGCATTTCAGGCTGAAATTCTTCGTATCCATTTAGCTTCTCTATGTTTTTAATTAAAGAACTAAGAACTGGATTACCTTTAGCAGCCATGGTGACTAGTCTTATAGCATTGCTAGGCAGTTTCTTAGATGGGTCTTTGGTGTAATCTAAGAGAGAGAATAAGTCTTTTACTTTGTTTTCGCCTTCTACTAATTCAGAGAATTCGCCATCAATCTTTCTCTTTTCTAGTTCTATAGATACAGTACGTCCTACATCAAATGCAGGAGCTTTGTCTACCTCTGTGCTGTCCGCACTAGGACCTTCTTCTTCAGGTTCAGTATAGATAGGAATCTCTTGTGCATTTCTATAAAAGATTTGCATAGCGAGGTCTTCGCCATATTTATCTTCTAGGGCTTTATAAGCACTATAGTGTGGATCTGAAGGTGATGGACAGGCTAATGGCATATTATAATACTTTACACATATCTAAAGCTTCTTCCATAGTAGTATACGTGCTTTTAGATAGAGGTGTGAATGAATCTTTTTCTACATTGTTTTCTGAGAAGGCACTAGCTTTTAGCCTAGGATAATACTCTTTACTTCTGAGTCCATCTCCTAATCTGCTCACTTCTGCATATACTACTGTGCCATCTGTCTTGATTTTGGTCTTTGCAAATATCCTAAATTTTCCTGTAGGAATCTTAGCTCTATGCATAGCCAATCTTAATTCTTGCTTTTCTGTTCTATTTTTAGCTGCTTTGAGTCTAGGATCTTCTTGCCAGTACTTGACGTAAGGGAAACTTCTATGCTGTGAATTAGCTCTACCTGGTCTGATAATTACTTGACCTCCTATAATAGGACTAGAGTATCCTCCCATTTCGCTTTTTACATCTTTTAGTCTAGGAGCTACGTCGTCATCTTGGAAGTTGTTACGATAAAACTGATCCATATAGTCAGTGACTAGTTCTCCATCTACCTTTCCTCCTGGTAGAGTGGCTTTGCCTATACCTTCCATTGCTATGTCTGCGTAGAACTCGAAAGGAATATTGTCTAAGTAGCTTAGGTGAGAGGAGTTAAGACCTGACTGCAGCATACCAAAGTATACAAGTTCTTTAGCAATAGGTACTCCCATGTATAACAACTCTCTAAAGTCTTCTGTTATAGTATCAGAATCATAGTTGTTCATTAAGTTATTGAATAACTGGATGTTATCAGTCATTGCTCTAGGCTCGTCGACTATAAATCTCAGATTCTGTAAGAAACTATTAGTTCTAAAGAAGTCCTTATGCTTGTTAGCTTCTACAAACTTAGCTACTTTCTTGGTGAAGCTCTTTTCTCCTTTACCAAACAGTTTAGTCACATAAGAACTCAGTCTAGAACCTTCTTCTGTATAAGCGTTAGAATACAGGTAAACTATAAAGTCATTAGTAAATTTGTTGAGCGTATTGCCGATAGTAGTTTTTCCTTTCTTACTTGCAATAAGTGGAGCAGCTACTAATTCAAGTGCTTCTTGGAATTGAGGAGATTCAGTAATGTAATAGTCTTTGTATAATTCTCTAGTAAGCTCAGCTCCTTCATAAAAGGACTTCAAAAGAGTATCACTGAATAACTTAGAGTATCCTTCTAGATGGAAATCTTCTTTATCGTTAATTTCCTCTCCTTCGAATTCAAAGGCCTTTCTCATAAGCATCTTGGCAACCTTGCTTTCAGGTAAACTCTTAGGTACTGCAGTATCCTGAGTAGTGGACTGAATAACATCAGATAGTTGACTACCAAGTTTCTCGTATCTTAAGAAGTCTGCTAATGCTTTGACTTGGTCCATACTAGCTTGCGCCTCATTCATTGAGAAGTCGCCATAGTGATTGGCTATGTTGGATATCATTCCTTCATCAGAAAGCTCTCGCTTCTCTACAGAATCAGGCATTCTAATTACATCAGAGCTAGCATCGTAAGAGACTCCTGATACTGAGTATTCAGACAACAAGTCTTTAATAAGATTAGATTTAGACTTACCTGTTCTAGATGCTTTAGCGTATTCTGATTTAGATAATTCAGACTGCATAATATATTGCTCTACGATAGGCTGATTAAAGAACAGTCCTACTGTTTCAATAGGCACTCCTCTTCTGACCAAATACAGGAAGGTACTCTCTACAGCTGGTAAAGCATTAAAGTATAGAATCCATGGATCTTTAGACACATCCACATAACCATTTACGATTTGTTTAATGGTATCAGATATCTTAGTTTTTCCAGAGAAGTCTGTTTCTTTGCTAATTTCAAAGTAATTCTTCATTCCTTTGAATCCTAGTCTAGCGATGTCTGCTTTCTTAACCTGCACCCCTACTTGTTGGAATAGATTAGTAGAAGTAGCATGAAGAGCAGCTTGTCCAATACCAGCTTTTCCTGCTTGATACGATCTACCTACTTTCAAATTATTCATCCAATCTAAGAGTCCTAAAAGACTTTTCTCTGATTGTTTTTTCTTATATGAGCTGAGCTCAAATTCTGTAAGAGTAGGAGTTCCATTTTTGACTTTTACCTCACCACCTGATTTTAGGTAGCTCATCTTATAACTAGTCGGCATTACGTCTCCTGCATCTACAGGGGTGATTAGTTCTGAGAAATTCTCAGGAGAAGTAATAATCTGTAAACTAGCTTCGATGTTATCATTATGTGCTTCTTGAAGAGTAGTAGGATCAGAGCTGGCTTCGATATATTCTAATCTGTAATTTATGTTCTTGACTTCTCTACTTTTGTTTTCTCTATTATAGGATACTACAGCATCTTTTACGTCTCTGTAGAAGTTAGCTGAGTCTTCTCCAAATCCTTTCTCACTAATCCAATCTTCTAGATCACCAAACTCTCCTTTACCTGAGGTAAGAGAAAACTTATTAAGATCTGAGATCATGCCTTCTAATTGCTCATCAGAAAGGCCTGCGATAGTTTCTTGTTGTGCTTCAGTTAAATTTCCTTTTACTTTAAAGAATGTTCTAATATCAGATTTCTCTGCTCTAGTAAGTTCTCTAGTAACTGAGAAGGAGCTTGAAATAAGATTTAACTTATCAATATCGAAGTCACTACCAGACTTAGTAGTCAAACCAGTGGGAACAATGATTACCTCGGCAGATTCAGCAGGTAAGAACTCAGCTATCTCATATGCCTCAATAGAAGGCAAGGCTTGGGTAGGAATACGATATCCTACACCTTGGAGCATTCTGATGTCGATTCCTAACTTAGACTGTAATTCTACATTGTATCTGTCGTTAAGTATATCTTGTATAAGATTATTAAATACGTCTAGTCCTCCTAGATATTCTACGTACTCTTCTAGTGCTTTAGGTAGTGCTACCTTAACTTGCATAGGAAGAGTTTCTTCTAATTTTCCTTTACGATAAAACTTCAAGTCATCGCTTGCTATAATTCTATCATTCTTGAACTCACGATTTGTGACCTCAAGTCCTGTACCTGCTGCTTGAATTCTAGGACCACCTGGAACAGAATACTTGATTACAGAGTTCTTCACAAGAGACATTAGAATTCTCTCGATACTGCCTTTAGTAGGCAGAGACTCTAGTGGATATCTCAGCTTTTTAAAGCTTTCTTCCTCTGCATCAGTAATAAGCTGAATGCTGTCGATTAAGTTTCTAGTAGCACCTTTGTCTTGAGCAGCGCTCAATAATATCTCTCTGATATTAACATCGTTTTGTGACACGTAGACGTCGCCTTGTTTTTCAAAGCCTAATCGTCTCAGTAGCTTACTAGTTTCTAGTTTAATGATATTATCAATACTCTTGTCATATCTGGCAACTACTTCTTTAGTAACTCCTTGAGATTTACTTGACATACCTGTACCTCTAGAATAAAAGCTCATTGCTTTAGCTGCCCCATTAGAGAATAATCCTTGTTTGATAATCTTTCTAATCTGAGATCCAGCTTTACCTTTATCTTTTACCTTAGGAGAGATATCTACTTGAATACCTAAGTGTCTGTAATCTAGGTCCATAGTACTGACTCCGTCCATATCAGAAGCATCTTGAGTGTCACTGTAGAATGAGAACGGAGTTCCATCTGACTGCAGTTCTCCGCCTACTTTAACTCCTGATTCAAATACTGCTATTCCAATCTGACGCTCTGACATTTGTTCTCTTAACTTATCTAGCTTACTGCCTGGTTTAACTACTGTAGGCAAGATAGGCATCAAGGAGAACTTAAGGTATACAGGAGAATAAATTCTTTCTTCTGGCACAGAATTATAGAACTCTTTACCTAGCTTGGGTCCGAAATACTGAGGCTTGATAGGCTGAAAGTAGAATACTTCTTCTTTTGTTAGTTTCTCGCCTGCTATTAGTTTTTTGTAGGCAGCTTCGTGCTTTGGATACCATTGACCTGCTCTCCACATTAGCTCACGATACTCATCTAGTGTAATGTAACCTTGAGCATCTGCCTCGTTGATATTATTGTAGTTGTCTGTGTACTCTTTAGCTAATCTTTTGCCGTATACCTTTTCAAATGCATCATAGTACTCATCTAGATTAGGCAGGCTAGAATTAATATCTTGCAGCATAAGAGCATTGAATCTACCATCAGCTACTTTGCCGTCTTTTCTAGGCATCCACTTATTAAGGAACTTGTTAGTTCTCTCTTCTGTACTAGGAAGTCTCTTAGTACCTGTTGCTCCTGGAGTACGCTTAAACATATCGCCAAGGTTCTTGTAGGCAAGTGGGTCACCAATAAGTACTTTAGTGGTTTCAATTCTTTGAATGATATCGTTAATAGTAAACAAGCTCATAACATCATGAAGCTCTTCCTCAGTCATCTTCATTGGATCATTGACCAAGTCAGTGCTGAAGTTCATTGATAAACCTTTGAACTCATAACGTACACCTCTCTTATTAAGAAGTCCAGTCTCCTGCATGTACTTGATGTAGTCATCTCTCTTAGTGTTCAAGTATCTTTCAATGTTAGCTACAGTACTACGTCTGTTTATGACGGTGCTCATAGTAATAGCTCCCGATACAACTCCTTCAAAATCCTTCTTAGATATGAATTCTTCAATCAAGTAACTGTAACCATTCTTAAGGTCAGTGTTCTTTCCATAGAACTGAGTGCTTTTGCCTACTCCTTGGTCCATGGATAACTTGATTCTGTTTAGTTCATCTGTCAAGTACCCTTTGAAGATATTAACAGTAGCAGGAGATACTCCATGCGCTTTACGAATGTTCTGAGGAACTACAAAGTGTTTCTTAGTACCTGTCTTCCCAATCTTAAATGAGAACTCTAGTGTTTTGTCTGCTGCCCTTATATAAGGATAGTTACCTTGTAATACAGAGTTGAAGCTAACCCATGCTTTGTCGACCTCAGATAGGTCAGCATGTGATTGTCCTTTGTTACCTGCGCCTTGAGTGGCCCCAGTAATAACTGATAGTTTGAAAGGCACTCCTGTTCTATTACCAGACTTATCAAAAAGCAGTCCACCAGGTTTCAGTAGTTGAGAATTTTTGGTGTAGACGTTGTCTAGATGTGGATGCTTCTCGAATAGTTTAGTCAGAGTTTGTGCTTTGTCGATTTCTCTTACCATAATAGAATGGTAGTTATGTAGGGTCATCGAATATCTTTTCTTTCCATCTGGACCAACAAACATCAGTTCAGTATGATTGGTAGAGTTATCAATCTCTTGCTCAAGGAGTAGAGCCATGTTTCTGCTCTCGTCTTGGAAAATACGATCAAGTGGTACATGACCATCTTCGTCTTTATACTCGAGCATCCACTCTACTAGTTCTAATTTGGTTGCTCTACCAGTTGGTTTCATTGAAAAAGTAATACCTACTTCTTCAAGCATCTTAAGTTTGTGCTCTTTAGTAAGTCCACCTTTCTTAGGCTTCAGTTTTCTTAACTCGTTGAGGTTGATGCTAGGTACTCCTCTGAATTTAGTAAGTACCTTGCTATTACCTGAATAGGCAATGTTCAATGCATTAGCATGCCAGTTGGACATTACTTTTTTCTCTAGTGCTGTACTAGTAGGATTAGAAGAATAGATATTGCCTTCATCTTCTAAGTGGTAAGTGGCGTAATCCCATTTAGCTCTATCGAATGTTTCTCTGAACTGTTCACGCACTCTTTCGTGTGCTATGTTCTTCTCGGCATTCTTAGATTCTGGGACTGATAGATAACTAATCAAGTCATTAAGACTAGGAATAGTATCTGTATGTCTTTGAAGCTCAGCTATCATTTCTTCATACGAGTCGAAGTTCTCTAGTTTATTAGCAATAAAATTGAATACTCCTTTAGAACTTACTGCCCTAGGTAGGCCTGCTTGATCTCGTACTATTTCTCCAGTAGGGACGCCTAAATCTTGGTCGGTGTATCTTTCAGGTAAACTAGCAATAAGAAGTTTAATAGTGTTAGCACCGTAATCCCTGATACTAGTTTCGTTAGCATTACGGTCAAAAGTAAAGTCTGTTGACTGTGCTGCATCTGACTCTTCGTCTTCTTTTGATACGTCGACGATATCATCAGTACCTTCTATGTTGTCTATATTAATGTCTCCTTTGACTACGTTGAACTTAATATGTAGTCCGTATCTAGAAAGAAGTTTGCTATGTTCGTTGATGATTCCTTGAGCTACCTTAGGGTTGCCCATTTGTTCCCAAAGCTCTATAAGTCCATCAGCTTTTTGATAAAGGAATTCTGCGTAATCTTCGGCCGAAACTGCTGCTTCGTCTTCATAACGTACAGCTTGATTTTTAATATCTCTACGAAGTTCGTGATAGGTATGTCTATACATCTTAACTATCTCTAAAGAACTCATATTAATAAAGTCTTCGATAGTTATTGCATCTTCATGTTTTCTATTAAACAAGCTTCCAAACAGTTTTACATTAAAGCCTTCTGCTAGAGCAGATACTGAAGTGATAGAACGAGATGGGTTGACATTCTTAGCAAAGTGCCCTGTATTAATCTTTTCATAGAACTGATCAATAGTTCCTCTGTCTATTGACAGTACTTGTCTAATAAAATCTAAGAACTTCTTAAACCATGTTCGAGTGTCTTTTTTAGCTTTTACTGGTCCTCCCATAACATAAGACCTAAAGTCTTCTGCCATTTGCTCTTCATAATAAAGATCTTCTATCTCATCTTCTGATAGTGTTCCGTGTAGACTAGCCAGTACTGCGAGATCCTTTTCAGATGGCGCATCAAAAGTCTCTCTAGCTTCAGAGTACATCTTGACCATTTCACTAGGCCCAGCATATAATCTAAATGCGGCATGGAATGCTTCGTGATAAGCTGTTCCTTCTTTGGCAATATCAGATAATAGTATCTTACCTGAGTTAGAGAACTGTCCAAAAGCTTTACCTGCAATTAATCCAGCTACTTTTTCTACTGGCACCATAGGAAGGTTTTCGCCTAACCATTTTTTAGCTTCGTTGTAATTCTCTTGGGTGTATCCTCGATTAGTATCTGCTATAGTAAGGAAGGGGTTTCCTTTTTTAGTAGTCTTTAAGTAATAGCTGCCACTAGAAGCCTTTTTAAGCTCTATGAGGTTAGTACCTAGATTGTATCTATTGACGGCCTTACGCGCCTCCATATAGGCTTGTGGAGATATAAATCCTTGTTGGTTAGCCTCAACGAATTTAAGGATTCGCGCCTTTGCTTGTCCTGGAGTCTCTCTTAAGTAAGGAACAACGTCTCCAACTAGTGGCTCTCCATTGACGTCTTTGTTGACGTACCTAGGTGAGTTTGAATTATGTACAGCTTTCGAGTATAGTCTAAGGGCAATGGACTGTTCTCTCGTATTATTAAGTAGGTCTAGGAACAACTTAGAAGGTTGTCCATTAGGTGCTTTTGGTATTTCAGTTATTCCACAATGCATTACTCACACTTAAATTTGATTCTTCCTGTGTTGATTAGCTCTCTTAATCCAGCACGTTCTTCGCTGTTTATTCCCTTCATATAATCTGTAACTGTAGTTCCCAGGTCACCTTCAAAGGTACTAAAATCTGCCAAACTGAACGGGCCATCATCGTTCTCGTCCAGATCTCTAGCTGACTTACGTCTAGGAACTAGACCACCTTTCTTTTTCTTAGTAGCCTCTTCCTCTTTCTTCTTAGTTCTAGGAATTAATCCACCTTTCTTCTTAACTGGCTTAACAGGCTTCTTTTCAAACTCCATATCTTTAGCTTGTACAGCTTTAGGAGTAGATACAGTTGCACCTGCAGCATCAAAGATTGGATAAACACTCTTTAATTGATTAGAGGCAGTATCTTTTTCATCGAAGCGCTCTATGTTACTAAGTAGGGGTACGTCTTCCGTAGGTCTAGAAATAGACTTAGAGCCTAAGAGATATTCAGCATAGCTATCCCACTCTTGGAACCTAACTTCTCCTGATTTAGGATTGATGTTAGTTACTTGACTGAATGCTTCGTCCATTCTGATTTTTTCTGTACCTAGGATGTTGTGATACTTTTGTTGAGTTAAGAAACTTAAAATAACGTCTTTGTTTTCTGATAGTCCCTTCTTAGTTGCTGGAATTACAACGTCTCCTAAGATTAATTTCTTTTTCTTGTATATAACTCCAAAGCTTAAAGGATTATTCTCATCTATAGTAGAGTATACTAATTGCTCGAGTAGGCCTCCTTCACCTTTCTTTTTAGACTTATAGAATATAGGATAAGACTTTTTGCTTACAGGATCAATAAGTTCTTTACTTCCTGCTGCCCATGCTGCTAGCATATCATAAACTAGACTAGCTTCAATATCATTAAGATTTCTATTCTTAAGTGGGAAAAGATTACCTCGAGATTTTAAGTACACAAGACCCTTCTTAACCTTCTTACCTTCAAACTCTTCACGATTGGCTACCCATACTTCAGTGCCTTTTTCATCAAGTATCTCTGCAGAGAACGTGTCTATAGGAGCTCTCCATGTGTCATTAAAATTCATGATCCCATTTGACTGGTCAGAGATTCTAACATTCTTAGGCGCTCCTGAAATAGCTCGAGAAATTGCATCTGCTCTGAAGTCATAGAAGTTTTGCATGATGTCAATCAGCTCTTCTTCTGAAATATCATCTATATCATTATACTTTTCTTTAAGAGTAGCCCTGTCTTTCATAGATGAGGAATATACTCCTCCTAAAAAAGAGTACTCTTCTAAACTAGGCAATGATGAGAAGATAGCATTGTAATGTCCTGCTTCTTCTAATGGCATACCATCTAGTCCTACTGGTTGTTGATTTGCATCAGTATATACTCCTCTAATATTAGCAGACTGTGGATCACTAGACTCAAAAGTCTCTATTTCATCTAAACTGAAGTATTCAGGATGAGAGTCAGGAGTAACGAACATAATTCTAAAGTCTTCCAAATCATAAAGTTCATTGAACTTAAAGAATCTCTGCTGACTAGGGTCAGAGTTAATACGCTCTGTGTCTCGCATGTAATGAAGGCCAGTCAATCTATGAAATTGAGTCTTCAATAAGCTAGGCTTAGCTGACTCACGTCCTACGTTGTCTGCCTTAATTCCTTCCTCTGTACTAATAGGCTCTTCTCCAAATGTATTGGATTTAGAAAGAGTTCCCTTAGTTTCTGCGTCAGCTTTTTCTGTGCTGACTTCTTCCTTTTCTTTTACTTTGAGTTCCTCGTTGAGCTCACTAGAGATAGCATCTCGCCTCTGCTCTAGGTATTCTTGTGTATCTTTTAGATTGTCTAACAGCTTCTCTTCTGCTATTAAGTCCCCTATTTTTTCTTGTAGAGCTTCTATGCTTGATGGGTTAGCCATCTCTCCTGCAGTTGCCATCAGAATTTCTAACTGCTGCTCTAATACTGCTAGAGGAGCTACAGGTAATTGCTTAAATGCATCATCAAGATTATCCTTGAAATACTGTAGTCTATCACGCTCTCTTACTAAGCTGCCTAGTTCAATCTTAGCAGTTTCCAACATTGCTTTGAGCTTCTTAGAGCGAGGCTTCTCTTCTGATTTCTCATGTAGGTCCTCAGTAACTCTTTCTAGCTTAGCGATATCTCCATCTAGTTCAGAAAGACGTTGGTCCATGTCAGCATTCTGATTATCTAAGATAGACTGTCGTTTGTTCTCAAAGCTGTCAATCTTGGCATCTATGTCTGCTTGGACTTCCTCAATAGAAAGTAAGTCTGGATAAAACTGTGAATCTACGTTCTCTGTATCCTGGTCAAGAGTTCTGATAGTGCTTTCTACTGTATCTATGTCAGCGTTTAGTTTAGAGATCTCGTGCTCTAAGGATTTCATCCTAGTAGCAGTTCTGGCTTCTACGAGAGCAAGCTGAGATACTTTAGGAGCAAGTATGTCTATTTTATTTAAGACAGCATCCTGAATATCTTCGATGCCATACTCATCCTTAAGCTCTTTAACTATTTCTTTGTGCTTATTAGTTCTGGATCCTTTGAATTTAATTTCACCTTTACTATTAACATATGCTCTTTTAGTAAGGTCTCTAAGTAGACTAAGTTCATGCTGCATAGCAGTAAGCTCGCTTACTCCTTCATGGGCTAGAGTAACTTGCTCGAGTACGCTCTCAGCTGCTGAGCGCTGAATTTTAAGACGGGTGTAGTTAATTTCTTCAGCTACTGTTCTGGCTATATCTAGTCTAGATCCATTTTCTAAAGTAACTTCTCTATTGTCTCCTACTGTAAATGACTGAGCAGTTCCCTCTTCATCATAGAGTTTTTCTATATCACCTTCTCTGAATCTATACTCTTTATTAGTAAACTCTGTTTTAGTGTCTACAGTTTCAAATGGAGTCTCAAATGGCTTCTGAGCTACAGTCTTACCTTCTTTCTTATAGTGTACCCAAATCTTATTACCTTCAGGTCTTGGAGCACCTTCAGCAATACCTGCCCAGTTCTCCACTTTTTCTTCGTAGTCCACTTCTTTGTGTTCCACTTCACCTACTTTGTTCTCATAAGACCATATGTCTGTCTTGGGTCCTTTCTTAACTTGTTCTTGAGAAACGAATACAGAACTGACAAACCTGTCTCCTTTACCTGTTGTATGATTAACATACACTTCGCCATTACGAGCACCTCTTGCTAGTTCTATTTCAAACTTCTTAGCTTCTAATTGCTCAGCAAATACTGCTTGATTAATTTGTCTGGAGTCAATGCCTTTAAGTGATAAGTCATTATATGCAGCTATGGACTGCTCTCGTCTAACGTTAACAGACATCAAATCATTAAGCAGATTTACTACTTTGTCTACCTTATCTGGCAACAGACTCTCTTCGTCTACTTGCTTGATAGTAGCTACTATTTTCTTGAAGTCTTTAGCGAACTTAGGAGAGATTCTTCCTGACTCTGTTTTACGTTGTTCTTGGATGTCATCAATGATAGTATCTAAATCCTCAGTAGAAAGTCCTAGAACTCCTGAAGCTTTCTCTTGTACTTTCTTAAGTAACTTCTTTAATCTAGGATTACGAGTAAGCTTAGTTCTCTTGGACCAGTTAGCACTTTGTCTGATAGTCTCATCCAACTGTTCTTTAGTTTCCTCAACGTAGTCTTCTGCGTCTAGGTTACCTTCAAAGTCGATTAGCCCTTTAGACAATTCAGATAGTTCTTTAGACATCTTACTTATACGCTCATCCATTCCATTGAATGCTGCTGCGTTATAAGCAATAATCTCTCTTCCTATCTCTGCTCTATGATTGTAGTCTTTAATTTTTTGTAGTTGCTCTTTGTTAGTAAGAGACTTCACTAGGCCTGCTGGCTCTTCAAGTGGAAAAGCTGCTTCAGCATTACGCTTTACTTCAGTGTAAGTATCTATCTGTTCAACTACGTCTTTGATGATATCTTCTTTAGACTTAGGTAGAGGCTTGTTCATGTCATAGCCGAACTGTTCTTTGAACTCTTCGTCTGTTAACTCTTCGGCTAGCTTAATTTTTTCTTTGAGTAGTTCTGTACCTCCTACTTCGTCAGCATGACGTACCATCTCATACAGAGATTGGAACTGTGCAGTACGATATGCTTCTTCGTCACCTGCTTCCAGGGCAACATTCATATCTTGGAGAGCTTTGTGGGCCCTGTTGTTGTGCTTAACTGTTTCGTCTACTTTGTCTTTGATCTCTCCTGACTGAACAGCTTCTTTAAAGAAGTCTTTATTTAATACTTTGTCAGCAAACTGTTGGGCGCCTTCTCGTTCTTGATCAACTGGATCTTTAAACTTGTTAGCTGCATTCTGTACAGAGTGGGAGATTCCCCCAACTAAGAAACCAATAAGAGCAGACTCTTGTCCTTCTTTAGAACCTAGAGCTTTCTGTCCTCCTTTAATCATAGAGTCTAATATGCCTGAACTCTCGGGGCTATTAAAGTATTTACCCATGTAATAGTCTTGAGACCCTAGGTTAGATGCAAACTGTCCTAGTTCTTGCCCAGCCTCTGCAGTAGAACCTGCTATATAAGGATAGGCTTTGCGACCTGCTTTAAGTACTTTGCCTTCTCTTGCTAGTCTGAAGCCATCCTTAGCGTCTTTGACTAAGTGCTTCATTAGATTCTTTCTACCTTCACGATAACCTGTGCCAAGCATCTTACCAAATTGAATGTAATTGGTCATCCCTACGATTCCCATGTTCATTCCAAAGTTCACGTTAGCTGCAGCAGTAGACTGATCTTCAATCTCTTGAATGACTTCGTTGGATACCTCTTCTAGATTTTTCAAGCCATGTTCTTCCATGTACTTGTTAAGAGCATGAGACATAAACTCGTGCTTAGTTTCTCGAGCTTCGACACTTGATTCAGCTAAAGACATTGTAAGAGTACCATCTAGATATCTTAATGCTTGACCTGCTTTAGCAGTTCCTGCAGCTTTAGACGTCTTGTTTAATACGCTTCCAGCATTCATAGACTTTCTGGCAAGCTCTGAAATTACTTTTGTGTCTTTTACGTATTTAGCTGTTTTAGCTAATCTAGTCAGGCCTGCTACTCTAGCAGTAGTTCCTATCATACCTGAACCACCTGTCAAGAACATAGTAGCTACTGAACCTAATGAATAACCAAGACCATTGGCTACTTTGTCTGCCCAGAAATTAACTGTAGCTAAGTTCTCTCCTAAGCTGGCAGCTTGCTCTTTGTTGGTATAATAGTTAGGTAACTCTTCTCTAGCCCACTCATTCATAGAGTCTACAGCTTTACCTATGTAGTTGTCATAGTAAGAACCTCCACTAAGCATTTCAGTAAGACCTGCTGCTACGCCTATTGTATTTTCTGCAACAGCTCCAGTAAAGGTAATTCCCATCTTAGCTAGACCATTGACTACTTTCTCACCTGAGCTTTGGTTATACGCTCTGATGTCATCTATGTCTTCTTCCCAAGGATTAATGCCTCCTGTCTTAGGAGTGTATTTAGAATAGTCTATTCCTGATCCTGACCTAGTAGGTATAGTAAGACCTTGTCTAACTGTTGTAGTCAAGTTTTCTTGAAGACTAGTTCCTTGGATGCCTGGAATGTCATCTAAAGATAAACTCTCTGATTTAGGAGCACCTTCTAATCCTGAAGTAGGCTCTATAGAAGTTTGCTCTATGTCTGGAATAGAGTCTAAAGAAATTGGATCTTTCGCCATTCTTATTGAGTTATTTCTAATGCTGTTCCGAAGTCTTTAACTCTCAGTAAATCTAGAAGAGAAGCTTTAGAACTTCCTGGCACTTCTACCATTTGTCCTGTACTAGTATTTTTTATCTTCATAGTATACTGTTTAGCTTTTTCATCATACTCCATAGTAATTTTAGCATTAGAACTATTAACTAATCTAGCAGCTGCTATACTTCCTATATCGTCTGCAGGAATGTTTTCAGGATTCCCGTACATATCTTTAAGGTTAGGAGTAATGTTACTTGGAGTAAACGTAGTTTTAATAGTAGAATACCTAGTTTCTGCTTTGAGTTCTTCAAGAATACTTGCTCCCAATATATTCTGTTGTACTTCTCCTGTAACTGGATTCTTTTTAGTCCAATGAGTGTCTCCTAGTAAGAACACACTTGCGTCAGCTCCTACTTGAGTAGGTAGTCCATTAGCTTGTTCGAATTTATCTATAGATAAGATAGTAGTATGTTTCTTCTCATCGTCATCAGCTTCAGTCCAAGTAATCTCCATTGTAGGTTTTCCAAACAAAGGAGAGCTCATATAAGCTACTTCTTTAACTTCTCCGTTTGCAATCTTATCTGCTATCTCGAGACCTTTACCTTCCTCAAGTTGTCTGCCTTCAGGATCTACAAACAAAGACATTCCATCTTGTCCTACTACTTTGACATTTTTGTTGGTAATCATACCAGGAAGGTTGTCTTTGATCTTATTTTTAACTCCAGAATTAGCAGGCAAAGTATACCTAATAGTCTCAGCATCGTATCCCTTAGCGTACTCTTTCTGTTTAATATCGTTGTACACTTTAGCAGACTCAGCATACCCATTATATTGTTCAAGTAATCTTTGTCCTGTTTTTTGATTTTTTTCAAAGAAAGTATTAAAGTCTTGTCCTTGACCATATTTTTTATGTAAGGCTAACATAGTAGCTTGTATAGGAGTACCTACGTTCTGTGAAGTGTTCTGATTTGGAATAGCTTGAGCCAAAGTAGCTATTTCATCAGTAAGAGCTACTGTGTGACCGTTAATGGTGCCAGGAGAAGTCATATTCTCAAGCTCTTTGATTTTTTTATAGTCTTTAGGATGACTCTTTTCAAGTAGTCCCATTGCTCTCTCTTCGATTCTACTTTTGATATCAGTAGCATGCGTAATAGAGTTATCACTATATCTTGGATCGAATACAGCGTTAGGGTCTGACCTCATTTCTTTATTCTTCTTTTCCAAACTAGTGATCATCTGACCGACTCCTTCTGGAGTAGAGTTAGCCATAATAGCTATACCATCTCCTACATCTACTCCAATGTTTGCAGGAGGTTGGTTGATCCAGTTTTCATACTGTACTTTAGCTCTATCAATAGCTACTTGGTCTTTTACAGTATAGAGTTTTCGTTTAACTTCTTTAGTCTGAGCCATAAGTCCAGCAGAAGTAGAGGTGCCTTCTAGGATCTCACTGATTCTAGAGTTTCTGATGTTCCCTTGAATAAACTCTCTAGCTCCATCTTCAGTAGCTAAATCATAACTTGAATTACTAGTCATGTTGTCAAAGTCTGACTTGGCTTGCGCTACGCCTAACTTTCCTGCCAACTCTTTGGATACGTCATCTCCTAGAGCGTCTCTCATTTTAGGAGTGCCTAGTTTATTTGCAGCTTTTCTATATTCACCTGCAGCAATCAGTTCACTGGCTTCTGCTCCTCCTGGTATGCCTTTATACTGTAACTGTAAAATAGCGTCTTGTGCTCCTATAGGAAGTTGTTCCCATTGTTCTTGTCCTCCTGCCATAGACATAGCCTTGGGCAAGTAGTGTTCGTTCATAGCTAAGTCATAAGCTTTTTTGGCTTGTTCTTTAGATAAATTAATATTAGCTTCTTCTACAGCCTTACGATTAGCAGACGTAGGATTGCTAGCATAGTTGTCAAGTATTTGACGTTGTTCTTTAGTAACGCTTCCTGATTCAGCCAACCAATCAGCCCACTCAGGTTGGGCTTTTAAATTAAACCCATATCCTAAAGACACTGTTCCATTAGCAGCACTTGGACTAGCACTAAATGCTACGTTACGTTCTGGGCTAGTTTCCATCCCATTAAGTATAAGACCTAGCTCAGCGTCTTCTATTTGCTTCGCTTGTTGTTGAACTCTGGGGAGATATTCCTTGCTTCCAGTATTCTGTATCATTTGTTGTTTATCTCTGAATACTTGAATATCAGCTTGTTGTTCTATCCAAGGTCTATGTGTTTCAGACTTAGCTAGATACTGCATTACAGAGTCTTTGATAACATCAAATCTTTTTTCTTTTGTAGTAGTAGCTATTTTTTGATATACATGTTCAGGAGCTCCTTGTTCTTGGAACCAACCTGAAATTTGTTCGTCACTCCAACTTCCCATCTTGTCTGCGAAATTTAGAGCATCTTTTTCTAGGTCGTTGTAGTGAGCTGTGTCTTTTAATTGAATCTGTCCAGAGGCATGTCCTTTGTAACCTGCTAGATTCATTTGACGCATAGAGTCATAGTCGCTCTGTCTAATCTTTCCTGAATCTAGAGAGCTTTGTTGTCTTTTGTCCCAATCAGCCCAACGAGCATAATTACCTTCAATCTCACTAAGAGGTCCTCGTGTTTTACTTTGATGGTACTTTTGAGATAGACCATAAATAGACTGAGCAGCTTGAGAGTTGATACCATGTTTATTTATCTGATCAATTACTTCAGTTCTTTCATTTTCAAACTCTGATATAAACTTGTCTCTATCTCCTTCATCTTTAGAAAGAGCACTAGCCTCGAAAAGCATTCCTTGAGCAGCTGATACTGATTTATCATGTTGTGCTTGTTTAGCAATGGGCACAGTTAATAAGTCTCTTAAGTTATCAGGATTAACTGTTCCATATACTTGTCGTCTTGAAAATCGTCCAAAGCTCATATTATAACTATTTTATTTGCCTTCAGTAGGAAGATAATTTCCAAAGATGTCATAGTTTGTGGCACTGTTTGCCATTTTTTCCCTATCCATCTGAGTAGCTGCTCCTCCTACACTGTTTCCTAAAGCAGCAATTTGGTCCATCATAGCAGCAGTATATACTTGATCGTCTGCATCATTCATGTTAGCAGTGCTCATTCGCATACGTTCATTACCTTGTGATTGAGCAAAGTTAAGTGCTTGTGCTCTAGCTAATTCTCTAGAGTCTGCTTCGTCTGCTCCTATTTGAAATCTAGCTAGGTTACTTGCAGTACTATTTTGTACATTTTGTAACATTTTGTAGAAAGAACTCCCAGATCCACTAGCAGCATCTCTAACACCTAATCGTGCAGCACCTGCTTGATCTTCTACATCTCGCCTATGTTGCTCTCTGTTTACTAAGTTAGGTTCAAAGTCTATATCTGTAGTAAACATATCTAAGTCCTTAACAATAGGCTTGTTTCTACTTAAGTAACCTAAATTGGCAGCATTAGCAAATGCTCCTGCATATCTTGCTGGATTACTTTTTTCTGCTTCAGTATTTGAACCAGACTGCTCAGCTCTTTTTAATGCTGCTTTATCGTCAGCATTCTCCGTAAAAGCATTAGCAAATGGCTCTGCTAAACCATCATAATAGTCTCCTACAACACTATCAACATTTGGCACAGCTAGAGCAGGTTCAGCATCTATAGGTTCATTAAGATCGAATGCAGTAGAAGCACTGTTAGCAGACTTGCCATCTACATAGTGTTTATCAGGAATAGAAGATGACCTAGCATTTCTTACGCGTGAACTAGAAAATACAGCTGCTTCTGCTTCTGGACTAAGATAAGCTTTGTTGTATTGATTAGGTTGTGTAGCCTGTATACCTTCACTTGATCCAGGAAATTCTCCCCACATATAAGGATTAGTTTCTTCCATACCAAGTGGTCCACCTTTAGCAAATAGCTGGGCAGAAGGCCCACCTGAGGGAGTAGGGGCTTCGGAGGGAAGTGGTGAGCCTTCGCCAGCTGAGAGATTTGTTAACAGAGTAGATAATTTCTTTGACTTATAAGCTTCTTGTGCTTCAGTAAGGTTTGCTATTTCTTTCTCAATAGCTCTCTCACTAATAGAATCGTTTTTACGTTCTACTTTATTGTACTTCTTGTCAATCTTTTTTGAGTAATCAGAGAATGTAGTTCCTGCATACTTTTCAGGAATGTTAAATTCTTTTGCTAGTCTCTTGTTAATTTTAAGTCTGTCAGAGAATACATAACCTTGTGCTTGTGTCTCTCCTTCTTCTACAAATTGTTCACTTCCTAGTTCAATACCTCCATTAGGATTAGCTTCATGAGAGCCTCCTTCTGTGAACTCAGTAAGTTGTCCACCTTCTGCAAAGCTTGTAGCAGATGCTATGTCTATATCTCCCAGTGCTTTAGACGCTAATCCTGCAGCTGAGTTTAACACTTGCTGTGCGCCAGGATCCATATTGACAGCTCCTGATTGAGAAGCGTGTTGAGATACTCCATCACCTACATCAGTTTGGTCAATAGCTGTTTGAGCAGCTTTTAATACTGTGCCTGAGCCAGGTAACAAAGCATTTGCAACTACTGGAGCTGCTGCTTCTGTTACTCCAGATACTCCTTTAGCTACGCCCTTAATTCCTTTGCCTATCTTAGTAGTAGATCTTGTGTCTAGTCCGTCTATATTATCACCAAGCATTTCTGATACAGAGTCCATACCTAGTGCTCCTGTAATAGGAGCAGTTACTAAATCTAAACCTCCAAGAGCGACATCTTTTGTTGTTTGAAGAACTTTAGAGTTACGTACTTTACTATTAACTTTATCTTTAGCTTGCTTTAGAAAATCTCCAAACTTTAAATATTTGCCGTTTTTTTGTTTATAGTATCCCATGTTACAAAGGTAAAGTTTTTAGTATTAAAACAAGCTGAAACTATAGCTATAGACTAAGTCATGAAGTACGAACCTATAGTTGTAACTTCCAGAATAAATGCTATTGTCGATATCAAATCTTAAGAAACTCCACTCGTTAGTTATCCTTTGAGAGGTTCTCCTAGACAAAGTATCCCTTCCTACATTTATTCTCCATTTCCTTTGGTGCTTGTGAGTTCTGCGATTGCCTGTAGTAAGAGACACTGTTCCTGTATCTTGATTGGCATTCCACATTCTATAACTTTTAAAGTTTCCATTTTCATAAGTTGCGCCAGCTCCATCATATACCTCAAGTCTATATTCTAGATTATAGAATTGCTTGTTATGCATAGGATCAGAATTGACTAAGTAAGTAATATAAGAGTCAAAGTCAGTACCGTAGTAGTTACCGTGCCCTGGTCCCTTATTATGCATCCACAATCCATATTGTCTAGTAGGTGTTGCAGATTCATTTCCTGTAGAGAAGAATATTCGTTGGTCAGAGTAATATAGCCCAGGTCTATAATCATGGAAAGATACAAAACTTTGAGTTATCTCATTATAAGATAAAGTAAAGCTCTTATCAGTAGAACTCCATGTAGAGGACTTTTCTCCTACAGTCTCAGTATGATAGTCAGAGAAGACTGTCATGTAAATATTATAAGTATTAGGGTCGTATCCCATAACAACGCCTTGTTGATCAAGAGTAGAGCCTACAGTAACTGAGTGTTCAGAGATACGTTCTCTTAAGATGTTGAATGCTCCTTTGGCGTCAGAGATAGTCTGGTGACCACTGCCTGACATTACTACTAGCTTCATATCATCTACGTCTAAGAAGTATACGTTGTTACGTCCTTTGCATGCTCCAAACCTGTGAGAAGTTCCGTTCTTATTAGACATTACTATGTAGCCTTGTAAAACAGCACCAGTTCCTAATACTACTTCACCTGCTGTTGTAGAAATTGCAGCATTAGGACTTACGATCCATACACCGCATCCATATGATTGAGTGACGTACAACTTGTCTTGAACCCTATAAAGCCCTGAGATCGCTCCTAAAGGCCCATCAGCGAACTTTCTGTTATTCACTTTGAACTGACACCAGTTGTCTAGTAGTTCATTAGGTACTTTAGAATCAGAATAACTAGTGACATTATCGAAAGTAGTAATCTCATTTAATTGAAAAGCTCTAGGGAAGGATCTTCGATAGTCCATCTCTCTGTGATAAACTTCGTTATATACGTGATAGTCATCGTAATCCATCTCAAAGCTAGCTAAGATGTTAGCTGACTTATCTGCACGTAGGTCCATGTTCATTGTGGACTCTAGAGGAACACTAATCCATTCTGAGTAAGTGAGAGGTTTATAGTCTTCATCGTTAGCTATCGCTGTTCCTTTTTTATAAGTAATAGTGATGTTAGGAGCATTAGGTTGTTCTGGATCCATTGTTCCTGAAGTTTCCCAAATGACTCTGTTAAATCTAAACTGATTAATAAACGTATCACCGTTACGTACAGTAGTAGCATGAGAAGATTTAGTGATAGGAACATATGTTCCTGCATCTATGTATGCAGTACCTTGACGATTATCATAATACCAGCCTCCATATCTATTAGCATTTTTTCTTATAATTTCTCCTACTGGATATCTAGCTGTTGTGCCACTAGAAGCTCTAGCTGAAGCTGAAATAAGACCTGCTGTAAAGTTGTCTGAAGAACCACCTCCAGTAAATGCTCTACCTATTATACATCTAATATGTTTAGCTACTACGTCTTTACGTTCGTCTTTTTTTCCAAAGAATCCTGCATTACCTGCATGGTCTCTTATCTCAATTCTGTTGTGGTACTCTTCATCGTCAGTGGAATTGACATCAATATCAACTCCCATTTCATTTGTCTCTACTATCTTAATATCTGATAAGTCTGCAGACTCTAACAATGTGCTAGTAGTAGATGCAGTAAGTTCTGAGGACAGTGTTGACATAAATTGAGATATGGCTCTGTGTCTGTTTCCAAACTTAGAGTTTCCTCCTTCTATGACAGTGTCGTCTAAGGTACCTGAAATGGAACCTCCAAATCTAATAAGAGGTCTATTAGTATTACCTATGTCATCTGTACTATATGTTGTTCCTGAAGAAGCTGGTTCACCTGTAGATCCACCATCGTAACCAAGTAGCTTAGTTCTACAAGCAGACATTTCAGCATGTCCTAGGTACCTAATTCTACAATCAGTAGAAAAGCTAAGATCTCCAAATAAGGCTTCAGGGGAATACATATTAAAGTAGTCAAACCTTTGAATGTAATTTCCCAACTCCATATCAGCATAGATATTATTATTAGCAGTAGAGCCGCTTATAGTTCCCCCATTTACTAGATCTATACCATGGAAATTCCAGTTAGTGTATATACCTGGAGTTGTTCCTGATAGAATATTTTCTCGCAGTGTAATCATAGGAGAAAGCACATCTGCAAAATCTGTAATCCCTACTCCCTTGTGGTATAGAATAGGATTAGCAACGCCTTGCGTTAGTATGCTTTTATCTGCATCTTCTCGTTTAGCTCTTACTACTCTTAAGCCTTTGACATTAGAAGGTAAGCCTCCTAGGTTAGCAAAAGTAAATTTAGGATACACTGCAATAGGATAAGACCCAGCCATTAGGTCATAGTTTCTTTCGTCTTTTCCGTTGTAGCGTTCTATTGATGGACATCTAAAATCTCCTATCCATTTAGTTTCTATAGTGTTTCCTCTGTCGTCATAAAACTCTACACCAAATCTATAGTACTCATTAGATTTATATGTTCTAAATTGATGAGCTTTGGAAGTCTTGTATACATCTCTGGATAAAGTTTTTTCTGCCCATTCTAAAGTCACATTAATTCCTTCTGCTCCTAATGTAGTTCCATCTGATTGGTTTCGTGCTTTTCTTATATCACTGGCTAGCCAAGTAGATGCGTTACCTGCAGACCAATAATCTGTAGGAGTTGCTGAGTAAGTACCTGCTATTGTTTGTGAGGTAGGCACTTGCCATATACCCACAGCATCATGATCGTCTGGGACGTTGTAGCCTGTGACTACTACTCCATCTTCTCTATCTATTTGGAAAGCATTATTTACTCTATAAGATGTACCAGTTCTATCAGTTATCCATGTATGAGTTATTCCATCTGGATAACAATATGCTCTAGTATCGTAGTCTATAGTGGTAGCAGTTTCATCTACGTTGGCTATAAATAATCTGTCTTCGTATACTTCTAGAGTATTAGGATAGTATAATGTTCCTCCTATTTCTTCTAACTCAGAAACAGAGCTAGCTGCTATAGTACTTCCTGAATCTACAAACTCATATACAGTGTCATCTGTAATAGGAGTATCTGCAACCATGCTTACTTTAGGAGTATTGGTAAGATTGTCATAGGATATTCTATATACTCTTAAGTAATCAAAGCGAGTATCTATTGCAGATATCTTAAGCTTGATAGAGTTTCCATCTTTTTTCTCAGGCTTAAGCCCTCTTTCTTGATTAACTGCAGCAGCTCCAAAACTATAAGGAGCTAGATTAGTCTGTACGCCATTCTTATTATAGTAATGAAAAGTGTACTGATGTATTCCTGATGGCAAAGTTCCTCCAGGTATAGAACCTTCTATACCAATTTGTACAAAATCTACTTTAGGTATATGATCAAGATTAGTAGCAAACTCATTATGTGGAGAGTCTGTTCCAAAATTGAGCATACGTAGAGGATTGCGTTTTCCATCTACCCAGTATACTTTTTGTATTTTATCTGATTCGTATCCAGGAACTGCCTGAATAGGATTAGACTGAGAGAAGTTTAGGTCTCCAGTCCATACTAATGTAAGAGTAGGACTTAGTTCTTCATCATATGTAAGGGTCCATACAGCATCCCAGGATCCATTAGTAGAGAATATAACTGAAATATCTCGTACTGCAGTTAGTCCTATGATTTCATGATTGGTACAGTAACCTGATAGTCCTGTAGTAATTCCTAAGTCATCAAGAGTTACTGCAGTGTCTATGTATGAATACTGTATAACATCAGAAGCGAAGGTAGTGGAATTAAAACTCCAACTAGTTAATAAAGTATTATACGTAGTAACTATTCTACCTACATGATTAGGAGGAAGAGAAGTTTCAGTAAATATAGTATTAGGATTGGCAGCAGTCCAAGCAGCGTTATCTCTAAAAGTACTGTCCGTAGTATGACTAATATGTATATTAGGAAGAGTAGAAAATATAGCTTTGTTTCCTTGCTCATTTTGTACTACTAATTGTCCAGTGTCTTGATTGAAGGCAATAGTAACATTATTAGCCTCATAATAGAACCCAGCTCTTTTAGGATCTGACTTAGCCATATCCTGATTCATACCAGCACTTGCTTGTACTGCTAACTTCATATTTCTAGAATCTCCAGCCATTATCTATAGTAGTTAAATCTACGTTCAGGTGTTTGGAAGTTTGCATAAAAACCTCCATGATGATTAATATTTTTGATTGATCTGGTATGATTGTTCTGAAAGCTTTGCTCTTGGTCAATGCTTAAGATTCTCATATCATTAGCTGCTTGAGCTACGTACCAGTCTCTGTCTCTTTCAATTAATTGGAACTTCCTATCTGAGAGATTATCTTGGAGCAATAGTATCATTGCTATTCTGTAAGCTACCTCATAGGTGCATGCTTTGATCCAGCTGCCATGATCAGGAATCTGAGGGAATCCATCATCGTCTACAGGGATAGCTAAGTAGGACATCTCACAGCATCCTGTCTCAAAATTAGTGAAGATGAAGTTATCGTTGACAGTATATGTGTACTCAGATACAGACATAAAGTCTACGTCGCAACAATGGTATCTAGTATGGAAGGTATCAGAGGCATACAACATTGGAACAAGACTAGTCTGATTAGTGAGGCCATTCACTACTGCATACTGAGTTCCTCCTGTTGTTGAGAATGTTTCTCCTGCATCTATTACTGCGTTCTCCATAAAGAAAGTGCTGGGCACATTTCCTAATATTGTATCGTTATCTACTCGCTTAGCTGTTTGGACAATGCTGTGCAAGTCGCAAGGCAACTGTCCTCGTCCATTAGTAATAGTAATAACATCTATCTTTTGCTTAAGGACGTCAGGAATATTAAGTATCGACATAAGATCTCCAATCCATTCAAGTGCGTCTGAATGGTCTAGGTCGTAGTTGAACTTAAAGTCTGAATAGACTCTCTCAATGACTCTTTTATAACTTATGTATTTACCGTTGTACATCTTCGTAAAAGTCTACTTTAATATTGGGGTCCTTTATACAGTTTGCCAAGAACCTTTTATGGCCTCTAGTAGGAGTGAACTTATATCCATTCTTACCTTTTAATGCGTATGTACCTTTAGTCCAGATTACTCGAGCAATAAATCCACCAGTATGTTCATTAGTGTGCATAACTGTAGGTTTGTTTTTAATCAACTTAAGTTCTGCCATAGTCTTACCTGGATAAGTTTCAGCCCAAAGTTTTTTAGTCTCGTAGTAATTAATAGGCATATGCATTTTCTTTAGTTCACCATCTTCTATAAATGGTGTTCTTTTTCTTTTAACTACTTTTAAGTATCCTAGGTAAGGCATCTGTATCTTACCATTATCAAGAATCATTGCTTCTTGGAATACTCGTTCATTAATTTCTTCACAGACTTCTCTGCAAAGTTTGTATGAGTACTTAGAGTTAATCTCTTTGTTATGATCATACGCATTTCTGAATTTAAAATCAGAGTTATTCTTTCCTACTGTCCTCTTAATTAACTCCATCTATTATTGTATCTTTGGTTGTGAAACAACGTCACGTTGCTTAGCATCGTTGTCTTCGTCCATTGGTATACTCTCTTGTCTTAGTAATTGTTGTATGATTTGCTCTTTCATGTATGTCCACATCCAATCGTTAATTGGATATTCTGAATCAGGAGTCCAGCATACTAAGTCACTACAAGTTCTAAATGATCCTGCAGCAGTTGGATCTTCAAATACTCCTCGTATGTTTAAGTACTCTATTTGCATAAAGTCCTCAGTCTTAGAATATAGATACATACGGTTGTTTAGATAGAATGCAAAGATTCTACCTTGGTTAAATCTTCCATTACCTGCGAAGGGCACTCTCTGATAAGGAATCAAGGAAATAGGAGCTTTGATTTTATTCGTAGCTCCTACCCTTGTAAAACCTGAAGAGTTATGGTATTCTATTGGTTTTGGCAAGTCTACAGCAGTACGTAATACTTTGCAACCAGCCTCTACAATATCTGAGCAGCAATCTGCTGCATCTTTAAGTTCCATAGCTATGCAGCCTAAGTCTTGAGTTACGTCCTCAGAAATGCTTCTGTTCTTATTGTATTCATTACGAATCCACAAGGCACGTTGCTCAGCGATTAGTCTAGTGATCAAACGTCTATCGACTTCTGAGTCATCACTATTAATACGAAGAGCTTCTTCTATTTCTGATTGTAAGTCTGTTAGGCTGGCCATATTTTATTTACTTAGTGGTCTAGTGTTACAAGTCCCATGAGATCTTCTCATTTTTCCAATAGACTTGCAGTCTGTGCACCTAAATGCTTCGTAGACTGCTGAGTTAGTATAGTACGACTTCTTTTCTGAGAAGTCTAAATTAGTTCCTTGACACGATGGGCAGTGATCATCATCATCTAGGATATACATTCCTAGGTTTGGATGAGGTGCTATCCAAGGTCGTATCTTTAAGTACAGTTCTTCAAGTATCTCGATGTCTTGAATATTGTATTCTTCCATCTTATTCATGGCGTCCATGTCTCCTTTAAGACATCGTCTCCACATCTCGAATCCTTCATGCTGCAATTTGGGAGTTAGACCAAGCTGCTTATTGATGTAATCTAGTTTATGACTAGCGAACTTAAACTTCTTTTTAGTGGCCTTAAGAGTATCAATACTTGCATAAGGCATAGGAGGCATAAGTTCATTCAATATGAATCGCATGTTTAAGAACTTGATATCATACTTGTCACCATTGTGAGCAATTACAATATCTGCTTCATTTAGAAGATGCCAAATCTCTCTAGTAATTCTAGAGTCATCCTCAGCAAGAACTTCTTTCTGAGTTAGTTTTCCTGACATAATCTCGTCTTCAAATAACCACTTTGCTGACCAAGTGAGCATAAACATATGATCTCTTTCTAGCATATGTAGGCCTGGTTCCATCCAAGCTGACCATACACTAGCAGTCATTGGAGCAGTCTCTATATCAAAGACTAATATTTTAGCAGGTCTATCAGTCGAAGGCATGATACCTTTTGACCTTAACCTAGCTTCTGTTAATGCCTCTGCGACCATCTCGATGTCTTCTCCACTTACACCTAGTCTCAGAGCTAACCTAGTTGCTCCCTCTTTTAAATAACCGCTTTTTTCAACTAGGAAATCCATTACCATTTCCTTCGTCCACTTTTTATTTTCTGCCATATTAGTTATTATAATGCTTCCAGACAAAACCATAAGCTGTTTTCTGTCTTTTATTACAAACAGCTACAATGTTTTTGGCTTTGGGGTTACTGTTGTAGAAAGACTCTGCTTCCTTAATAGTATTCCAAACTTTTAGTAAGTTCTGGTTCAAATCAAATTGGGAAACTTTTCTTGCTCTGTAACTATATTTGCCTGTAGGTTTTACATGCATTTTGTTAGCTTTAGAGATTTTGTTTTTCCACTCTTTAGATTTGGAATGACTGCATTCTTTACTCTTAAAGAATTTGATCATATTACAGTTGCAACAAAGCACCTGGAACTCATAGTCGCTCTGGAAGTTATGTCTAAGTAATTGCTTATATAAGGCCACACCTTTCTTCCCTCCTGATTTTCTATGTTTAGCTCCATCACTGTTAACATGGTCGAGACAAAGAGCTTGTATATCATTATAGCCACATCCTTTACATTCAGGTACACCTGAAGAGGAGTAATGACTCATAACTTTATATTTAACCTCTTTGTCAGTCATAGCTAGTTACTACTTGCGGTCCATAGATTCCTTCACAGCCTTAGCAGCTTCAATGGTCTCTTTAACCTTGATCTGGTCTGCCTTATCTTTGCTCCCTTTAGAGCTTCCGAAGAAAAATTGAATCACTTGAATTAGGCCTGTGGCTACCAAAGCTCCAATAGCCATATCGACTATTGATCTGTTTGCTTCTGGAATCTCAACGAACATTAACATACCTATCAGTATAAATGTGGCTGCAGCTAGGCCCAATGCAAAGATATAAATAAAACGTTTACTAAACTTATCTTCTTGCTGTAGTGCTGCTACTTGCATATCCCTAGCTGACTGGGTGTCTTCTAGATATGCTTTTTCTATGTCTGCTTCTAATTGCTTAGACTCTTGTTGAATCTTATGATCTAGCTCTTTGAGTTTTAGTTTGAACTCGGCCTTCTCTTCTTTTGTTTGTATAAACTGGTCAGCTACATCAGCGACATTTTTTATAATGCCTCCACCTGCTCCACCAAGAAAGTCTCCTATTTTGTTGAATATGCTCATTGTCCGTAGTATTTATATTTTGTTCTGCCGTTAACTTTGTAGGCTACTAATGTCTCTTTTCTATTAACGCCCTTACTGTAACTTACATGAATCCAAGCTGGTTCGTCTTCATCTCCAAATTCCCAAATAAGTTGATCATATTCTAAGTTATTGTAGATAAAACTGAACAGTTCGGCATTCTTTTTTCCTGGAGGTACTTTAAGATCTAATGCTTCTCCTTTACTGTGTTGAGAAGCGCTAGCTCCTCCAATGCGTTTATTAAGTGCTCCTGATCTATATCCAGAAGACACCCTAATAGGAAATCCTAATGCTTCCCTAGCAGGTTGAAATACCTTTTCAGCAATACGACGTAACGCTTTCAGATGTGCTTCACTAGGCATATTAGATATACCATGTTTAATAGCCGTCTGACTATACGTCACTTCAGCCAAGCTTAAGTTTTTTGATAGTTTCATGTGATATTTCTTTTGGTTTTAGGTCCCTTATTTTTAGAAGATAACAAACTCTTGCTACTTTCTTTTTAAGTTTTTCCATGTCTATACTCTGCTCTTTCATTTTGATAAATTATCAAGTAAACGATCTACTAATTTATCCATCAAGGCCTTCAGTTCAGACATTTCCTTTTCTATATTATTTATTCTTTGGGTCTTTTTTATGTCTTGAGTTTTAAGACTCTCCATCTCAGTATGAAGTTTTTCCATACGAGCGTTGATTTCTACTTTAACTTTCTCGAAATATTCTTTATTAAGTTTCTGGGCTTCAGATAGTCTAGCTATAGATACAGACTGTTCTACATCTACGTCTGTGTGGCTTCCTGCTGATACAACACGTGTAGACTCTTTTTCTTTTTTTCCTGTAAAGGCTTCTATGACTCCTATTTTAGTAGCAAGCCAGACTAAGAAGATTAATATGATGCCTCCTAATAGGAGTTCCCAAGGATGGGTGATGGCATAATCCAGTAATGTTTCCATTAGGTGGAGAGTATTTTAGTGTTAATTAATGGCCATCTTTGCAAAGATATAATTTTATTTGACATCTTTATACTAGTGGTACTTCTTTTATATCTGAGACAGTTATAATTTCTACGGTCACTCCCTTAGCCTCTATCTCTTCTTGCCAAGCTTTACTTAAGTACCAGCCAGTACGTTCATCAGTAAGAGTACAAGGTATTGGTACTACGTTCATTCCTGTTGTAGCCGTAAATGGTGCTACCTCTGTTGTAAAAAATATCAGTTTTTTCATTGTTGTTTGTTTTAATCTCTATAAACCCAATAGTCTCCTGAGAAGTTTGTAAGTGTTCCATTATTATTGTTACCACTAAAATCGTAAGCTACTGCATCAGCATCCTCACCGTTAAGAGGCCACCAAAATTCAGGGTCAAAAGAGAATATCTCATACGGACTTAGAAGGGGGTTTTCATAAAAAGAAAGGGCTTCTGCGGCAGTCGCTTCGTTTGATGAGTCTAATGATAGGTTTGACAATGTTCCGTCGAAAGCATAAGCTGCGGAGGAAGGATAATAACCTATTCGCTGAAACAAAATTGTTGTGGGAGTCCAATACGACCCTGAAGTAGACTCTACCCCGTCAACATAACATTTGACATTATTACTTGTATCTCTAGTAATGACAAGTGCGTGCCATGTATCTAACGCCATTGTAGGTACTGTCCATGAAAAATCAGTGGCTCCTGAGCTAAACCGCATTCTAATAGTTGTAGCGTCTTTTAACTGAATAAAATCAAAGGCAGTTGTATCTGAGAGTATTATTCCAGCACCTACTGTTGGTGCGAACTCTGGCACTTTGAACCAACAAGCTATTGTAAAATTGGTGGCAGCAGATGACCAAGGACTTATAGTTATAGCATCATCCGAACCATCGAATAGTAAAGCATTCCTTCTTATAGAACCTTTGAAAGCTGTTCCAGTGAAGTTAGTCATCGTACCATTACCCGACTCGTCTAATACTGTGGTAGTGGATGTGAACTCATTGAAGTCGTAGTATAAGCTAGGGCTTGCTATTACTGTTGTTGGGTCTGCGCCTAGACCTAAGTTGTATAAAGAAGTTACTTCGGCTGCTGAAGCTGCTGTGCCTGCCCACACACTTAAACTGTCTAAGTCTCCGTTGAACCAAGATACAGAACCGCCAGCATACTTACCCAACTGGTCTATTGTTAAGTGAGATTGTGTTATCGTTTGCTGCCCCGTAGAACTCTCAATCCCATCGACATATACTCTGGCTTTATTTGCGGCATCGACAACTATCACTAAATGATGCCAAGCATTTGCCAATATGGATGTTCCTATTGTAAAATTCGCTGACCCAGCAAGATACAATCTAATGTTAGTTGCTGAGGTTTGTCTTAATGATATGTTTGTAGTTGTCGAGTTACCGAAAACAGTACCTGTATCAGCGTCTGGTGACTTATACCAACAGCTAATTGTAGATAAGCCACTCGTTAGGTCTAAGGCTGAGTCTAATAATATGTAATCATCCGTACCATCAAAAGAAAGGTAGTTCTCGAAGTTGTATCGTGTTCCGTAGTAGGTTCCAGTGAAGTTGGTGCGAGCTCCTATATTACCATTGCCTGAGCTGTCCGCACAAGCCACTCCTGAAATTTCATCAAGCTTCCAGTATCCCTGTAAGTTTGCACTAGACTCATATCCTCCTGCGTTAATGGCTGGGCTTGCGCCTGCACCTTCATTGTAAAGGTCTATTACCTCGTAAGGCATTAGGGCTTTATCCCAGAACATTATTTCATCTAATGCCCCGTCAAAATGATTTTGAGTCCCTGCACCACTTACCTTACATCCTATAGTTGTGGCAATGGCATTCGTAAGAGTCTCGCTAACCGCAGCTACACTACCAGATACCTCAAACTGACCATCTAAATATATGTACCCTGTGGTTCTATCAGTAATAAATACTACATGATGCCACTCATTATCTGAAACAACCGTCGAGCCAGTAACAGCTACTGAGCCTCCATCATCTAAACCAAGTTCGACGTTAGACGAGTTAACAGAAACTTGCCACCCTATTCCACCAGCATCTCTTTTCCCAAGAATAACTTGATTCCCAGTACCTGTGGTTTTAAACCATCCAGCTACAGAAAAGTCCCCAGTAGTAACGTTAAGAACATTACCCATAGTAATATAGTCATCAATGCCGTCAAACAGCATTGCATTACCTTCTTCAGTGGGGGGGAGTATTTCTAAAGGCATTGAGTACTTACGCATGTTGAATCCTAGTCCTAACATAATATTTTTATTTACCTAAAAATCGTTTCCACCAAGGCTTAGATAATTGTTCCCTAAGCATTTTAAGCTCTTCTACAAGACTTTGTACGTCTAATGATACATTCGTATCACCTAGCTTAATTTCGTTAACTGCAGGCTCTTGTTTGAGCTCTACGTTTACTTCTACAGGGTCTGGCTTTTCTACAGTTACTTTTACCTCAACTGGGTCAGCTTTCTCTATAGTGACATTAGCAGGCTCTACCTTTACTGATACTGGCTTAGCTTTTTCAATGATTATCTCAGGTGAGAATTCTACTTTGCAGTTGCAGTTACAGCTTTTAGTATCATCAGGTTCAGAAGCACCAATAATTGAAGCTACTGGAGCATCACCTGCTTGGTGTAAACCATCTGGAACTAAGTCCACAATTTCTTTACCATCTGCAAACTCATCAATCATAGGAGCATATGCAATATACATTTCCCCTTGGTGCATTAATGGCTTACTCTGGAATGTCTCTTGGTCAGTACGTCCGTATAGAATCATATCTATAGCGTCAATGTCTGCCTTAAAGTCGTCAGTTTTAATTAGTTTCATAATAATTTAGTTAAGAATAAATGCTCTTAGATATTATAATTTTTTCAGTTAATATTTTTCTTTTTACTTCTTGCATACACTTTTCATTGCTCCAAGGGTCAGACTCTCCTGAAAAATGAAAACATTTTGTATACGTTAAATCTTCTGCATCTACCTTCATTTCAGACATGAAATTCTGTAAAGCAGCTTGAGTTGTAGCGTTCAAATCACCGCACCTTGTTATGTGTCTATCTGCCCAATCTATTGACCCATCGTATGCTGCCGCTTCTTCATACTCCCCACTCTTACCCGTTCCAGAAACTAAAACTATCAACTTCAATGAATTATCTCCGTACTTGTTGAACTTGATTGTAGCAGGGTTTCCTAAATAGGTTTTCTCATAACTAATTCCCTCTGAGTTCGTCAAGCCCTCATTTAAAATCCAAGTGTAGTCTGTTCCAGCATCGCCTGTAGCTGTTGCTGTTATCTCGGTTTCATCGTCGCCCGAAAAAGCGGAAAGGGTATAGCCTACTGAAAGACCTCCTCCACCACCACCCATTGCGCCTGATATACCTAATCCTAACATAGCAAGTTAACTATCGTTGATATACAATCACTGCTCCACCTGCTAAAGTTACTGCAGAAATATTAGGAATATACCAAATATGTCCTGCTGTTAGTGTTTGGCCAATTAAGGTATTTCCACTAGCTCCTGAAGTAAATACTGTAAAAGTAGCATCTGAGATAGCGTAGATAGCATAACCAGTCATAGCTGTATTAGCTGTAGTATCGGTAATTACTTTTGGCTTAGTATCTAAAAGAGAAGTGTCTAGTAGACGTTTAGCAATTTCGTATTGGTCATTTAAATTTTTGCTCATCTTAAAGAAATTATAGGGAGAGGAATTTCTCCCCTCCCATTAATTATTGTTTAATTATTAGTATTTAGGTTTATGGTGTCAAAGTCGTAGATTCTCCGTCAGCAGCAGTTATTACTGTGTACCAAAAATCAAAGTGCATTACTGTAGTAGAAAAACCCGCAGTAGGTGCAACATCTGCTCCTAGTCCCCATCCATCAGTAGCTGTTAAGTCTACTTCTCCGTCAGTAGTTACGTCACTGTCTAAAAGAGGCGCTCCTAATCTTGCAGCAAAACAAGTGACTGTACTATTTCCTTTATTATGGAAATTAGCAGCTGTCCATTGAAACACTTTAAAGTCATCAGATCCTGGAGTAGTTCTAGCAGCTATGAATAAATCTCCAGTAACTTGTAGAGCAGATCCAGACCCACCTGAAGTAACTAGCATTGCAGTAGCTCTGATAGGAACTATGTAAAATCCTTCTGAGGTATCGTCAAATATTTGCATTCCAGATGCAGAAGTAGTTAGTGCAGTTATTTGTGCTAAAGTCAACGTAACTCTTTTACGTCGTATAACATACCCCAAAGCTTCAGGAGTTATTACAGTAGTAGTTACAGTATAATCTGTACCAGATACATCAGGTACAGCTGCAGTTACTGCGATATCTACTTCATCTGCTACTGCTACATCATCTGTAACTGTTACAAGTCCTGTACCTGTGATTTCTTTAAACTCTAAATCAACTCCATTTTTCTGTTTAAAAATTACAGCATCTCCAGTACCAGTTAAGTTACTTGCAGTATTTGCTTCTCCACTTCCTGTTGGAGGAACAGTCCAAGCACCGTCAGAATCTAAGTATTTACCAGCGGCTGCATCACCTGAAGCAGGAGCAGGTACAAGACCCTTAGTTCCACCAGCACCAGAATCACCTACAAAGTCATTCAGCATAGCCGTAGCTTCAGTTACTGTAAGTTCATCCACTATAGCTCCAGCACCTGAGTTGTTTCCTAAGAAGACGTTGTTAGCTACAACATTTTGCATTTTAGAGTAGGTAACAGCATCAGCTGCGATAGTAGCAGCTATAGTAGAGGCACCTGTAGCAGGTCCTGCTGTTACGTCACCTGTAAGTTCTACTAGTCCAAGGGGCTCTGCCCAAGTACCATCTTTTCTTAAGAACTCATCAGAGTGAGTAGCATTACCTACAGGCACAAGTCCTACAGTAGTTACATCAGAAGCAAATTGATTTAAAGCACCAGTATTGCCACTTTGCAGCCAATCTGTAAGAGCTGTAAGAGTTAAGTATTTAGAGTCTGGCCCTGACATATCTACTATGTGAAGTCTGTCTGCAGCTGCTGCAGATGCTCCAGCTAAGGCAGTTGCTAGGGCGGATAATTTTTTTTCAGCCATTATTCAAATATGTAAGTGTCGCCATCCTCAAAAATGAATGTTACTCCATCTTCGTAGATTTTAGTATCTCCTGTAGTTGCAGCAGCAGCTACTGTAGTGACGACTGAGGTTGTTAATTTAATATAGTAATTGAATTTGTCTACCATGTTTTTAGCTTCTGTAGCGTCTATCAGAGAGCAGGAATTGCAATCATATTGGCAGTAAACATCTGCTACTATGCTAGCAAGAAGGAATTTTCTCTGTTCTTTGCGTGCACATTCTACTTCTCCTATAGAATAAAGACCCTGAATCTGCTTAGCCTTGGCTATTAAGTTAGCCTTCATTTGATTGTAGGTGCTAACAGTATAGGTCCCAGAAGGAGTATACGTGATATCGCATGTGGTCGATGTTGAGCAGCAGGCCATTAGTTACATTTACAGTTTGATGTTGCAGAGCAATATTTATCTAGTAGTTTCTGTATCTGAGCAAATGAATTATCATCATTAATCTCAGCAGCGTTCTTAAGTCTCTCTAAGTAAAATCTCATAGAGAGTAGAGTTTCTTCGTTTTTACGAATGCATTTAGCACAACTAGTCAGATCCATATTGATCATTCTGTTGTCCATGCAGATTTCGTATTCGCAGTAGATTAGCTTATATAGTGTTGCACTAGTTGACTCTAATCCTTCTGAGGTATCTGTTATTACTAAGGAAAAGGACCAAGAACCTGCATCTAATACAGTAGTGGAACTTAGACCTAGGTCAGTAAGTGTTATAGTTTTTGTGGCATCTGATGTTCCTGGTGTAGATGCTATAATCTCAGTAGCCACTGAAACAGTTGTAGTTGTTGCATCAGGAAAGGTAATAGTAAGAACAGCAGTATCAACATTTTCTGCTTCCATGTGAGTAGCAGGATCACTTCCATCATTGTTTCCCCAACCTGTGGTGTTGGTGGACGCATCATAGAGTCCTGTAGTATCTGTCCAGACTAGTGTATTACAATCACAGCCTGCAGTAATTGTAAAAGTAGGAGTTGTGGCCATTTCTGAGTAGTTATGGGTTTATACAAAGAAAGCTGGAATCCCCTCCAGCTAATCTTTTAAGACGATGGCAGAAGAACTTAGAAGTAATTCGCCAGAGGGGGATTCAGCTTATTTATTTACTATACGTAAAGTTGGTTGTTTGCATCAGAGTCGCCAGCAGTTGTGACAGCTCCGTGAGCAGCGATAGTATCGAGCTCAGCAAGCATTACCTTACTTTGTGTATTAACGTCTCCAGCTGTACCGTTGGTTCCGTCAGAGATTTCCATATAAACGATGTTCAATCCTTTGCCTGTTCCGTTGTTTGTAACGAAATCATCCAATTGAGTTGATACAGGTACTACCAATTTGGCGTAACCTCTCCATTTATACTCATGTGCTAGTGCATCATCAGCCAAGTTTTGACCAGAAGATAAAGGCGCAATAGCTGCTTTAGGCTCAGTCTGAGCTGCCAAAGTAACGCTTGAAGGAGGAACTCCAATCAAGTTTGCATTCTGTCCGTCGAATCCTGCAGCGAAGTACTCGTTAAAAGCAACTTCTGCATAGTTTCCAACTCCTGGATTAGCTTTTTGACTAGTAGTAACTGTTGCAGTACCAAAAGCATCGCTAAGAGTTACTACAAATCGGTTTACTTTCCAATCTCGCATAGTACCAGTGCTGAATGTTTGTGGACGGCTGGTCATTTTAATTCCCCAGTCTCCTGTCATTGCAACTCCTTCTCCACCTAGAGTAAGTGAGTGAACTGCTTCATCATTCCAAGTAGCAGTATCACCTTGCCAAGGGTAGTCAAGAGTTACTTGAGTACCTGAATCAACAGAGGCAATCATATAAACTGGATCAGTTACTGCATCGGTTGCACCTGCAGTGCCTCCAACAGAAAAACGTACCCAGTCACCAGCAGCTAGATCTTGGCTATCTGCCATAGTTACTGTTTTAGAACCATGAGTTAAAACCCAGTCACCTGTGGCATTAGTGTCAGCCATGTCTACTCCAGTTGCAGCTGTGTCGTTGACACGCTCAAACTTGATGTAGTTGTCAGCAGTGCTTCCGAAATTCTTCAATGCGTTAGCATAAAGAGAATTCATAAACAAAGCTTGAGTAGCATGAGAAGTAGTAGAAGTACTAGTAGTTTGGATATACTTACGAGTAGGTTGTGATCTATTCAACTCGTCGTTGTTTTGAATCACAATCGTAGCAGAGAAAGTTTCTCCTTTAGTAGTAGTAGTTTCCATAGAACCAGTGGTTCCATTAGATCCTAGATAAGAAATTTGTGGGTCAGGAAGAGTAAAAGGAGTTACACTAGAAACTGTAAGTCCTGGAATACTTCCATCAGCATTCAAAGTCATAGGAAGAGATTTGCGAACAGGCTTATCTGTACCCATACCTTGAACAAAATATACTGTTTCACCACCAGAAGCTGCTGACAAATCAATAGCGGTAAGAGACGCATCAGCGAGTGCGATGGTTCCTAACGCTAGACTTGAAACATCAGATCCGACAGCTGCGGCAGTAGCTAACTCTCTACCAACGGTAACGCTGATGAGGTTGTCTGTGCGTGGAATTGCGGCCATAATATTTAAAATTTAGAGTTTAGTTATATTTAATTATTCTAAAGTTTTGATACCGAGAATACTCTCAATATCTGGACGATCCGTAGAGTCCTTAGCAATATGCTTCGCGATCTCTACTATCGCCTCATGAGTTGCATCATCCAATACACAGTTTCTTTGATTACCTGCAGTATCGAAGTCAACCACGACAGCTGGAGGAAACCTCAGGTATCTTATATTGTAGCTAACTACATTAAAGTTACCATCAGTTACCAGCTCGTGTCTTTTAGCTGTTGCAGCAATTGGGACTGTGGCATCAGCTTGAGAGCTGTCTGTCGTTCTAGAGAATTGCATTCTCCAGATTAGTCCTTCATTGTTTGCAACAAAAGGTTTCTTATAAGAATTCCTTTTTAGTCTTGTGTACTCATTATGAGATACTACATCGACTGGTACATAAACGTTCGATCCAGTATTGATACAGTCTGCGACGTTTGTCTCAACCTCTTCAAGAATCGTATACATGAAGTCAGTAGGTAAGTCATAAAAAACACCATATTGCAAAACACCAGTTTGAGATGCACTAACAGTTAATGCGCTACTATTCCTAATCAACTCAGATAGTCCTTGAGATCTGATCTCTGTCTCTTCAAAACCTTCTTGCTTGGGATTGTTCATCCTGTCAAGGGTATACTTAATAAACCACATTTGTGCAGTATTAAGCATGAGAGACAACTCAGCATCTGTCCAGCCTGGAGAAGACAGTGAGTCTATTCTATCTGAATAGAGCTCTAGATTAGTTGCCATTTCGTTAGCAGTCATCTGTTATACTTATTGTTTTGCGTTATTAATTCTACTTTCTAGAAGTAGTAGTTCGTCTTGATTCTTAGTGTCATTCAAGAAGGAAACTAGGTCAGAGATATTTCCAACATTTCTGCCAGAGATAGCGTACTGATCAAATCCTTTCTTCTCAATTGCTCCAATCCTAACTCCATCAGTAATCTTAGTTTTGATGTCGAATGAAGGATCTTCTGCAATCTTGATGAACTCATTAAGATCTACATCCATAATCTTTGTGACTTCGTTCTCAAGCCATTCAGGGGATGCTGTTTCGTTATATCCTTTACCTGCCACTTTAAGGAAGTTTTTCATCTTCTCTTGTGACTGGGTATATTTATCTAGGAGTTTAAATCCTTTGCGTCTAAGCTTAGAATTTTCAAGGTTACTAAGTTCTTGTTGATGTGTATCTACCAACATAAACTCATAACTACCTCGTTCATTCCTTCCTTCGTAACTAGAAGCAATCAAGTGTGAGTTTGCTTTACAGATTTTATACTGTATAGCATCAGAAACTTTAGAGAGATCAAAATCACGACCTTCTCGAGTAACTACTACTCTACTGATACTTTCTCCTGAATCTAGCATCCAAAAGTTATTTTGCTTAGAAAGATGATTTAAATCTCTTCCTAATTCTTTTTCAAAGAACTCTCGCTCTGTTAAGGGTTCAGTTGGATACTGTGGCGTCAAGAACTTTTCTCTGTTGTCAAGTACTTGTGCCAAGTCTCCATTAGACTTAACTGGACATGTGTAAGTTCGTTTTACCTTATTAAACATATAAGGTTCTTTCTTAATGTCCTTGTCAAGAATTGTAGCCCATTGGCCATCGCCTTGGACTGGTAAGAGCTTAACTCTCTTTCTTGGAAGGAAGTCCTTCTGTGCAAATTCAGGTTTCGTAAATTGTACAGGAGCTTCGTTCATTGATTCTTTATTTTCTGCCATTGTTTTTGTTTATGTATGTAAGTAATAAATAAAGAGATTGTACTGCCAGGAGGTTAGTCCCAGCAGTACGCTCATCTTAATTTTTATCGAGTGAAGTTATAACGTAGATCAACGATCTTTGTAGGATCTTTGACCATCATTCCACCCCATTTGGCTTTCACTACTGTGTAGCCGTCAAGAGCTGAACTGATGTTACGACTCGCACCTTCACCTGAAGGAGAGTAAGGAGATCGAAGTCCTTCGATGTATCCCCACGCTTCTTTAGCGCCTTTAGGTTGTACTCGGTAGATACCAGCGTCCCCACCATAGTCAAACGCAATCATACGATGTGACTCAACAACTCCTTTTCCATCAGGGTGACGGAGTGGGAATCGAATATCATCATCAAAGAAAGGAATGATCTCTACGTTAAGTACAACACCGTTGTAAGAAACGTATTGGTTGAACTGAGCACCAAATCCTAGAGTGTTACCTGTTCCAAGGTTTCCTGAGCTAGTTTTGTTGATCAATGGAGCGTTAGCTGAAACAGTAGTCCAAGCAAGAGCTTTTTCCTGAATCTGCTTGTGGATTTCCACAGCACCAAATTCACCAGTACCAATTGTAATATGACGTTTGCCACGTTCCAATTTACCAACACCCATATCGAGCAACATATCAACATGCCAGTCAACGTCATACTTGTTGTAGTAGTGAACGTTACCTGGAGCGATTTGCTCAAAGAGTCCTGCACCAGAAGCAATCTCGAAACGAGTCTTTTCGTCACGATTCAAGATGCGATCTTCTGAATCCCAGTTTTTCTTACCATAAAGGCACATACGTGCAAATTGGTTGTCAAACTGATAGTTGGCTACGAAGTCATGGTAGTTAGTCCATACCTTCTCAACTGATCCATCAGGCATTTTAAATGCGAACTCGAGTGGTTCGTTTTTACCTTTTCCAATCATAGAACCTGCTACGTCGTACTGCATTCTCATTAGAGAAGTACGGTTTCTCATCCTGAATGGACTAGAGAAGTTAGGTCGGGTTCCTTGGTAAGAAAGGGTTCCTGGTTGAATGTTGTAGTCTTTAGAGAATCGACGTCCAACTTCTAATTCTTCAGCAGGCATAGAAAGAGCACTGTTATCAGTAATGAGTTCAACTCGATAGCGATAACCTTGTCCAACTGTGTCCTTACCTTTAATCAAAAGGTGGTAGTCTTCCATTTCTCCACGAAGAACGTCTCCATTGTCGAAATAGTCTTCTCCGAAAATTACGTAGAATTGTGCTCCATTAGCACCTTGACCTGTTAGTGTGGAAGCCACAGCTGAAACAGAACCTGCGATGTCAGTAGCATCAACGAGAGGAAGATTCTTCTCGTGTTGCCCTTGTAGCATCCATTCGTAGTATCCTTCTTCTTGATCAACTTCCATTACTGGAAATTTCTCTACGAAAGCTTTCATACTTCCTGGAAGGGTTAAATTGTAGATATCTGTGATAACTGGGTCAATCAACTGTGGACGCTGCATGTACAAAGACTGCAGGTGGTTGCTAGTGATGAGCCCATTATAATCTACGGATTGGTACTTCTGCAAGGAAGAAATCAATGCGTCATTTGTCATTGTTTAGAGTATTAAGGGTTCAATAGTTAAAATTAATAATCCTGATTAGCCTTTTCCTTTTTCGAGCTTCTCAAGAAACGAGCTTGTACCAGCTGGAAGCTTATGCGTTCCACCTCCTACGACTCGTTGTTGTTGTAGAGCAGTATCTAGGTCGTTGGTTGCCTCAGTTTTAATCAAGGCTTTTAGCCTGTCTAGGTTTGGTTGAGGAGTACCGTCGTCTGCTATATTGAATAAACCGTAATGATTGTACAAGTGAAGCAGCTTATTAAATTCAGCTGGATTCTTCATTTGATTAGCCATGACAGCGTTCAAAGCTCTACCGTTGTTATCATAACCTACAGCTTCAGTTAAAGATTTTTTCAAAGCGTCTTTATCCATTTTAGACAAGGGCACATCTTTAATGATGCTCTCTTGAGATTCTATGGAAGAAATAAGCTTATCCATGCTCTTCTTTCTGTTTTCAGCTGCAAGTCTATCTTGCTCATCAGCAGCTTGCTTTAAAGCATTCTTTTGGTCTGTTAGTGCTTGCTTAATTTTAGGCACTGCTTCTTTACCACGTTCTGATAACTTATCCAGTGATAAAGCATCTCCGACTGTTCTATCTATTTCTGTTTTGTCTAGACCCTTAAGGCTTAGATAATCTCGATACGCATCTTCTAGATCTGTATCTGATAGACTAGCTTCGTCCATAGCATCATATCTTGCGATCATGTTTGCTAATGGCTTAGCTTGGTCGTGGGAAATTCCTGCATCTGTTAGACCTAAGTATTCTTTCTGTTCATTTGGGAGCGAACTCTTCCATGACTCATGAATACCTCTAGAATTTGTCTCAATTGTTTTAGACACTAGCTCAAGTATTTGAGCAGAGCCTTCGACACTTGTAGGGTCAAATTCATCAGTTGCGGAAATGATTCCATCTTTTACTAGTTGGCTTGCTAAAGCTGCATAAACATCACTGTTAATGCTACTAGTAGTTTTTTTAGTCTTGTCGCCTGTGTCCAGAGTACCTGCTCGCTTAGCTTCTTCAGCTGCTGCAATATCTTCTGGGGTAAGCAAATTCAAAGAACTTTGTCCTGTAGCGGCTGAATTAGCAGGTACATCTATTGGAGGTGTGCCTGTATCATCTGTCGCTGTTTCTGAAGGAGTAGTAACAGGTTCGTTTGTTGGTTCTGGTTTCCCGATGTTTCTTACTTCATCTGGACTTAAGAACTGAACATTTGAAAACTGTTCTGCTTTAATTCCTTCTTCTGTATTTTCTGCCATTGTTTTGATTGTTTTACAAAAGTGTTAATAAAAAAGGGATGTTCTGTCATTCAATGACAGAAACGAAATTTACTTTATAGCTTTACGCCTCTAGTATTCCTAGGTTTTTAAGTGCTTTAACTACGTCGTTTATAGTATAAGCCAATGTTCCAGTATTTCCAGTGAAGGTATCTGAAGCATTTACATTAGTTCCTCCTACGGCTGCGTGGCCTGTAGTTTCACCTGTACCGTTAGGTTGTGCTATTGGGGTAGCACCAAATAAACCTATAGTATCTGAAGCAGCTAGTCCTACTTTAATAGTAGGAGACATTGTAATTGCGCCTCTAGTACCTGAACTGACTGTTCCTGTATAGAAATTAATATCTCCAGAATTTCCTGAAGTAGCCCCGCCATCACCACTATAAAATTCTAAACTTCCACTATTACCAGTAGCTCCAGGAGGGTTAGAACGTAAAGAGAAACTTCCACTATCGCCTGACCCAAAACCATCGCCACTAAATAGATTAAAATTACCACCATTAAAATTACCAGCAGTAACTTTACCAGCATGTAAGTTTAAATTTTTTCCAGCAGTGCCTGAAGTGGAAGCTATACGTATAGTTCTGTGATCAGCATTACTATACTCTACAATTCCAGCTTGTCTATTCTCATCTAAAATTCCTCCTAAAGTAAGAAGATAACTATCATCAGTACCAAAGTTAAAATTAGAATCTCCATCAGCATCAAAAGTCAAGATACCTCCATTTAAATCTAAACCTGTATCAAGAGTCATATTAGTAGAAGTTATTGTTACTACGTCTGAGCCTCCTACCTCTATATCTATCTGGTCATCAGTAGGAGCAGAGATAGTAGTATCTCCGTCTCCATCTAAAACTATAGCATCTGCGTTACCTTGTGCGTCTAATGTTTTAATATAAAGTATGTCATACACATCGTCTGCTTCAAAGTCAGTTTGCCACTGATCTACATTATAGCAATAAAAAGTAACCACATCTTCTGGTTTAATACTTACAGATCCTGTAGTTGCTGTTTTATCGTCAATTTGATCTCCTGAAAAAGGATAGATTAATTTATCTGAAGCTGATAGGTTTACTATTTTGACTTCATTACCTACTTTTGCATTGGGTAACTGTACACCAGTAGTGCCTGCTCCTGTAGATATAATGTTTAATTTCTTGGTAAGTTTATACGCATCTGTAGCACTAGAACCTACTGCAGTAATTCCTGACTCGACAGATAAAAGACTAAAGTAGTCTTTAAGTGTTTGTCCAGTTGCTTTTCTTATGTTGAACTCTCCAGATCTTTCTCTGGGTTCGTTTAAAACAAACATAGACTCGTCATCTATCTTAGTGTAATCTTTGACTTCTGGAGTTACTGGAAGTCTTTCGTCTTTTAGTTGTTTATTCTTACTCATTATATTATTTTTTATTTTTTAGTACTTGGCTTTTTTGCAGCAGAAATACGCGCCTTCTGTAAGTCAGCATTAATTTTCTTAGTATTTTCCTTCGATTCGTGACGTTTGTCTTTCTCATCTTGTGCAGTCTGATGTTTAAGTTGTTTATCTAACATTCTTTCTTCAACTTCATCGTTGATGTCATTACTGTTAGAATCATTCTGAACTTTGATTTTCTCTGTCAGAATCTTATTATCAGCCTTGAGTTGTTCGATGAGCATATCCCCCTGAAGTTTAAGCCCCTCCATCTCTTTATTCTGGTTATGTGAGTAGTCAGCCATAGCTCTAGCTTGCTGCATCTTAGTTTCTTCAAGTTGTTGCTGAGCTTGTTGTTGTTGTTTCTGCTCTCTAGCAATACGCTTTGAAGCCTCTTCAAGTCTTGCAGATACGTCTTGAACTGAATCAGATCGTAAGATAGATACTACGTCTGAATAGCTTGCTGCTCCAGCTTGTAGTGCAGCCTGTGATAGTTGTTTTAGTGAATTAAGTACTTCGAAATCTCTAGAAGAATTAGAGATATAGATATCATAGTCAGACATTTGGAACTCAGACATAGACTTGATTACTTCCATCCCCATATCGTCAAAGACGAATTGTCCATATTCTGGTGTCTCTTTATATACAAACTTGCATACTTCTAAGAGCTTAGTAAGAACTCTTTTCTTAAAGTAAGAGTGTAATCCGTACCATTTCTCAGTAATGTGAGAAGACTGAGAAATCGCTCGTTCTACTCCTCCTACAGTTTCTGATGCCTGAATCTGGGACTCTCGTTGAGGAGAGACTCCAGATAGTTTACCCATGGTATCTTCTATGCTAAGTAACATTTCATTCCACATCCTAATGGAATTTGTATTATCGAAAGGAATGTTGGTAGCAGTTAATGTATTAAAGACCCCAGCTGACTTTCCTTGAGATGGTCCTTTCAAAATCTCTGCTGTAGGGTTGAGTGGCATCATTCTTTTTACAGTAACATGTTGGAACCATTTTTCTGGTGTCCAACCTGCAGGTACCATAGATGTGTTATAGGCCATGATATTACCATAGTGGGTAGCCATGTCCATTTCGCGTTTCCACCATACGATGTTATAAGCATAGTCTAATGGCTTAAGAATGTCCATCAAAGATTGAATCTCACCAGAGTTGGTATTAAAAAACGTACCTACATAGTTTGGAGTACCTGTAGACAAGTTAACCATGGAGCGTCCTGAATAGCCAATTGGTCCGACGTCTACATAGATGTCATCTGCTATTCGTACGCCTTGCCACCATTCATTAGGCCAAATCCATTTAACGATTTCTTCTCCAGCATCAGTGTCTGGAAGATATTGTTCAGGTACAAACTCAAATTGCTCATTTCCTCCTTCATCGTAGTATTTAAGCTTACCTATTTTTCTTTTGCTTTTCCAACAAGTCCTAGCTACTTTTACATTACCATCAGCATCAAAAGAAGATCCAAATGATCGTACTCCTTCAGGGTTAAGTAAGAACATACCTGAAGCAGACTGATAACCATAACGGTCTTCTACTGTAAATGTAGGCATGGTCAAAGAATACTTGTCCTTTGTTTTATCCATCCCATCTCTGTTTTCAAGCTTGTCTACTTCAGCTTCAGTAAGCTGGTCGTACCAGATATCTGATACTTGTCCTATACTCATCCAAGAGAACTCTACTTGGATATCTGAGTCTTCTACTCTATTAGATTCTCCTTGTCCTAAGGTGTAGAAGTTTAATGGGTTGACCTTTCTTACGCTAGGCCTTCCACCTTCTACTCCTACGTAGACGATTTCTTCACCTGCAATAAGTGCGTCTTCAAAACATTCTGAGAATACTTCTTTGAGCTCTAGTCTTTGATACTCTCTTTTGAGTACCTTATTTGCTATTTTCTCAGACATGTCTTGGTACTCATACTTAGTGTAGTGTTGTAGCTTAGCTAGCTTCTCTGCTACTTGGTCTTCGTTTTGATAATTAGCTTTGATGATATCACTAACTGTGCTTTCTAACGTATCCATGAGATCTGACTCTTTTCTCGAGATGCCTTCTTGATCACCTGCAGAGATAACAGCTTTGAACTCATCAGGGCGCTTACGCTCTTCACCAATAAGTAAGTTGATTTTGTTGTTCCCCATGCCTATATGTCTAAAAGTAGACGGGAAGGTTTCTAGGCCTAGTTTATTGGGGTCGAGTACCTCTTCTACATCTTTAGGATCAATCTTGTTGATTCGTAGATTGTAGTTTACTATTTTGTTTCTGAAAGATTTACGTACTTGTTCGTGGTCTGTATTAGTCAGTTCAGCTGCAGTATCAATGCAATCTTTCCACCACTTTTCAGTTTTCTTTCTATCAGATAATTTTTGTTTAGGGAACTTTGTAAGTTGATACTCCATCTTGCAAAAGTAGATATTTGTCTAGTTAAATCTTCTGGGCATATTTACTTTAAACATTTCCTCTATAGCTTTATCATTAGCATTTCTACCTAGGACAGTATCAAAGTATTCGTTATCTGTAAAGTCTTTAGCACGTTCTCTATATTCTGTAATACCTGACGGCATAGTCTGATCATGCCAGAATATCATAGCTAACGCAGATACTCTATCGAAGTTACCTTCTTTGTGCCACATGATGAGCTCTTTAAGTATAGCTGGGCTTCTTATTTCTTTAAGGGCTATTTTGTCTGGGTTTTTTTCAGATAATTCTTCTAGTAGCCAACTTTTTATAAATGCCCTACCTTCTGAGTTTACTTTACCAGTAGCTGTAACTCCCTTAGAAGTATTAGTTCCTTCCCTATATGTCGCTTGATTACGTAGTTGTGTAGGCGTATCAGCTAGGAGATATAGGCATTGTTTCTGCTCAAAGTGTGTGAACATACCTACGAGGTTCTGCTCATACATAATAGTTGCGTGATAGTATATAGCTAGTCGTCTTGCAATTTCGTATACCTGTTTTGAGTAATCTTTTCTACCAGTATATTCAGCAACAATACGACGGGTGAGCCTATCAAATACAATGCAGCTAAATAAAGAATCAGTGGTAGAAATGTCTTTGTCGACAGTGTCCACTCCAATGATATAACGATGGTAAGGTATAAGTCCATTTTCGTCTTTTACAGGTTTTTCAAATAGCTCAATTGCTCCTGCTGTATCAGCATTTTTCTTTAGAGGAAAGTCTCGTATAGGCTTAGCGCTGTCTAAGTCTTCCCAAGTTATCGCTCCATCTTTATATACTAGTTCACCTTTCCATGAGGAGTCAAGCCAACGTTGTCTGTTACCTACTACTTCAGAAAGTCTGTCTTTTAGACTAACTACTGGGAAGTATGCTCCTTCAAGTACTAAGAAAGCCTCACTAGGTACAAGAGGTCTGTTAATGATCTCTGATTGATACGCAGTCTTAGATGGATTCTTTCTAGCTTTTTCTCTATCCATTTCTACAGATAGAGCAGCCTTGGTTTCGTTTGTTACTTTGTTGGGCCCTTCCTTGAATCCATTAAGAGTACTAGTAATAGGCACGAAGTATCCTATTTTTCCTGTGTTCTCAAATACGTCATCAAAACTAATACAGCCAAACTCTTCAGGGTTTCTAAAGATATTTTCAGCGTGTAGAGCTGAACTACCTCCAATTAGTCCTCCAGTACCTAAGCACCAGATGACCATGTTCTTAGTTTGTTTAGATGCCTGAGACCCTGTAAGAGCGCCCCAAGCTTCTTCGATATTACTAAAGAAACCAATCTCATCGAGTGCTACAAGGTTAGGACGTCCAGCGTTACCTGCTAGAGGATTGTCCTTAAAAGTTCTGTGATATAGCTTAGAACCTGAGGCACTTTCTACGTTACGGTTAGCACCCCATCCACCTGTAATTCCAGGGAAGAATGGTGCAGGATAATACTCACCTTGGTAAGTAGTCCCTCCAGGAAGTAGATCAAGCCCCACCTTTACTTTATCAATAAGCGGTTTAGAGTACTTAGTATCAATTGCTCCTAGGATAGTATCGGAACTTAGAGGTGCCTTCAGTCTAAGCTGTTCCAAATAAAGGTCATAATCAATGGCCCCAGAGAATATAAAGTTATGTAATATAAGACCTGCAGTCGCATATGATTTTCCTCCACCACGACTCTGCATAGAAATAAAGTTCTGAGCATTATTAGCGTAGAGAGGTTTGCCTAAACTCTTGCCATGGTTTCTCCTTAGATATTCTCTAGCATCTATGTAGTTTTTACTATCGCGTTCCTTTTCGTCTATAAGACCAAGTAGTCTAGCATTAGTATACTCTGGTCCATATTTTCTGTCACAAGTATTTTTAGTGTCTAGTTCAAACCCTGAGAAGCCCCGACATTCCTCATACAAGAGGAACAACTCCCAATCTATATCTCTCAGCCAAGGCATTCCAAATACTTGCCCTTTAGTTCTTTTGTCTTCTATTTCAATGTGGTGAAAGTTTACGTAGTAATACAGAGGCCCTGGCATCCACTTACCTGCTACCCAATAACCTTCTATGCACTTGCGTGCTTCTGTAGACCACCAAGTAATCCTGTCATATTCCTGTGATATAGGATTGAATGTTGGTATGTCTTTTATTAGAAAGCTACTGTTTTCTACTAACATTTAGGCCATTGTTTGTTTCTCCATCATGGAGAGATTTCTAGTGCCCTTCTTAGTAGCTCCCTTTTCTTCCTCTAGCATCTTTTGTACCTTCTCTAGTTCGATGTACATTTTGCCAGTAGATAGGTTCATTTTGTCTAGTTCTGCAGCATTATTAAGGCTGTACTTCTGTGTAGACAAAAACTTATCCCTAGAGCGCATAGACTCATTCCATTTTAGAAGAGATCTCTCAGCTTGTGTCATACACGTCTCTTCATAGAATGCTCTTACTTCAGAGTATTTGTCTAGGTCAAATGTTTCGTCTTTGAGCCAGTCACGCTTTACTACTTCTTCCTTGTCTGGAAGGTTGTAGAGTTTAGAATTCCTATCGCATAGTAAGTGAATAGCCCACATAAGCATAGAGGAGTTGTCCTTCTTCTTAGACTTGTCTTTGTTATGCAGGTCTTTGCAGGGCCCAAAGTGTTTCAGTTGAGGAAACTCTTCCCAGAAGGAACGCTCTATGTTGAAGCTATTAGTTATCATCTGGATGTGGTACGTTTACTCTAATTTTTATTCCCTGAAGACTATTATATCTTACAAACTCTCCACCATGAGCGCTCTTAGGATCGGGGGTTCTAACAGTCGTAACTTCTCCTACTACTAGCTCCATAAGCATCTCATGCATTTCTACAGCGCTCTTTTCGTCAGTAGTAAGTACTGCTTCTGTAACTCCTAGGTCTGCTAATATAAAAGCCATCTCTTCGTATTTATTCTTTGCCATAGTCAGTATAATCTGATTTTACATAATCAACAGTTAGCTTTCCTATAAATCCTGAACCGTCAGTGAAAGTAACTGCATAAGTATCAGGTTCTGAATTGCTCATAGTATGCACCTCATTGACTGTCTTTCCCTCTAAGGTTCTTTTTAGTAGTTCAAGTTTTTTTCCTGTTCTTACTAAGAAATATTTATCATTATCTACTGCTTTGTCTTTACTCATGACTGTCTTTTACTTTTAAGATTATCATTCTATCTGCTTTCTTTTTTCCACCGTAATAATGATTGAGCTTGTACTTTACTAAGTCTTGCTGTGGACCATATCCTGCAACTCTTAGTGTTTCTGTTACGCTGTCATAATTACTGGGATACAGAGTCACATCAGTAAACTTCTCGTTGAAGTTCATCTCAGCTGTCATAGGAGTTACAGAGTTCCATAGTCTGTCGAACCACTTAATTTTACGCTCTCCTTCGTTGTAGTAATATACTCCATATTTCATAAGTCCTGAAGATTCTAAGGCATAACAGATTCTGACTGAGTTGTCGTGATGTTTGCCAAAAGAGATGCCACTTATCTTGGAAGAAAAGCTGAGGTGGCTCCATGACCTACGAGGAGGTGATAGGAATTCCCAAGAGGTAGTGAACTTTTTTACTGGTTGTGCTATTAAGTTTAGCTTAGGAAGCCAGGACCTGTGTGTATTCTTAAATGTCAGCTGGATCATCGTATCTTACTTTTTTAGTTTCAATATGTGTTCTTGCTTGTGCTAAGGCAGCTAAACTAACTGCAGTCACTGCTAAGAATCCTAATAGCCCCACTATTGCCCCACTTTCTGTGCTAGTCCAAAGTGCGCCTATAGATATACTGGTCATGATGATGGACCAGATCCATGTGCCTCTATAAAAGTAGAGGTATAGATAATCTCTAGTTACCTGACTTAGGCCCTTTCTGTTGTACAGCCACAACCTCACTGCTTTTAGAATTTTTGTCTTCATATGATTTCTTTTTTAGTTTGTTTATAGTCCTGATAGTTCCAAGTCTAGGGACGAACTTCCCCCAGTAGGGGAGCATGAAGACTTTAAAATCTTCTTCGTTGTAAGTGCCATCTTCATTTGGTTGGATGATTTCTTTCGTCTTTTCGTGGATGAACTTAAACTGCCCTTTCCAAATTTCGTACGCTTCTTCTTTCTTAATCCCATGCTTACGTGCTACTTCTGCAATAATTTCTCTTTGCTTACGATTCATCTATCTTTAAGCTAAATGTTAGTTCGAACTTATCCTTTCCAGGGACGATAATCAAGCTCTTATGAATTTCTTTATATCCTTTATCAGAAAGTATGATAGGAGTTTTCAAGATAGGATGTTCCTTCTTGGACATACGAGAAAGAGCAGTATCAAACTGGTTTTGATTGATGCCTAGCTCTTCTCGCATTACCTTTCGGGTGTCCGTTGAAAACACATACTGCCATCTGATGTGTTCCTTTGTTCCTGCGGCTTCGTTATAGTGGTACAGTACTTCTCCTAGCACTTTCATCTCTGTATCTGTGAGTTGCAGTATAGGATTAATAAACTGGAGATATCTGTAGAACAAACTTCTCAGCTTAGTAGGAATTAATACTATTTGACTATTCTCTGCCATTACTAGTTCATTAAGTCGCCAAGATAACTTGGTTTGTCTTCTTGCAATACCTCTGCAGGTACCCACACTGAATCTCCATTCTGAAATGCTACATAGTACTCGTAGCTAGCAGTAGGAGGTATTCCTTTTATTGTTGTGGCTACAATCAGTCCATAACCTAAGTCTTTTGACATTGAGTGCCATACGTGGTCTCCGTTTTCGTACATTATTCTACAATTATAAAGCCTGTAAGCTTTGGGTCTGACAAGTCCACAGGTATGAGTAATTTGGATGAATTCTCGAACTTCTCACCATACCAGCTAGGGCTAAGCTCATACTTGCCCCTGCTGATTTTGGATATTAGTTCTTTTTCCCTTAATTCTCTAAGAGCTTTCTTTAGAGTAATATCTGAGTATGATTCTATTGAGGTACCTTGCTTACCTCTGATAACAGTGCCAGAGTGAAACTCTTGCTTTCTGTTTTCTCGCAGATACTCTATGAAGTCAATACTAGACTTCTTTAAACCAAGAAACCTATATAGAGAGAGGTAAGTCTCGTCTATATAGGTCTTGTTGAGTTTCTGTAAGATTTCTGCCATGTCGTGAATATCTTTACGCTTAGTATACGCGCAAATATACTACGACTTAACGACTTCAATCTTTGGTGTAGCAGCTTTAAGCGGTTTACCCATAGCTTTACGTAGCTCATCATCGGTAGCCTCGAAGCCTGCAGTCTTTCCTACTGGAAGTTTTACTTCTTTGTCGTCGAATTTGACAGTAGTAGTGGTTTCAGTTTGCTCAACTACTTCAACGTTATCCCAAACATGATTGACCTTTACGATTTTATCAGCTTCATTATCTAGGTAGTAGTCTCCTACTAGAAAGACAAATCGCTTTTGAAACTCTTTACGCCCATGGTCAATCTCCATATGAGTCTCAGGTGTCTTGTCATCTAGTAGCTTAACTAGCACAGTACCAAGGCGTTGCAAGTCTGCATGGACTCTCTGTGCCTGCATACCAGAACCTCTGTCGATTTCTTCTGTGTATTTTTCTAGCTTAGCGATTCTTTCTTTGAGGTCTTGCTTAGTGTAATTTTTTGAATTTTTGTCTGCCATTTTGTTATTGATTATTATTGATTAAAAAATGTCGTACCTGTTTCTAAGTTAGTGGTTGCCCATACTTTGCCTTCTGTGTTTGTGTATGTGACAATATTGTTATTACTATACGCTGCTATGCCCATGTTTTTAGTTGAAAGTATGTCTAGTACTTCTTTTACTTCGTCTGCTAAAGATTCTGTTGAGTTAGCTTTTTTGAAAACCTTTTTGCTGTTTAGTAGATGCTGGTCAATATTTGTCTTTGTTAACTCCATAGGAGTCATGTCCACTTTTACGTTAAAGCTAGCTAATCTAGTAGGGTCTGTTAATGTAAATCCTTGGTACTTAGATAGGTCTATCATATACCCTTCATAGCTTCCATTGTACTCTATGTCTTTCATTATCTAGAAAATATAATGGACTTATCACCGAAGCTTACCTCAGCCATGTCGTTGTTCGTCTCATCAGGAGTAAGAACATTGTCAGGGTTTAGAGTTTTTAGGTAGGGGTAGAGTCTAGAGAATGCTACTCTTGGGTCCTCAGATTGAAGAACTACGTAGTTGATTTCTAATTCTTCCATTAAGTCCAGTAAGCCAAGTACTGCTTCTTTTGTGTTATTTGCTGTCATTGTTGCCATGGGACAAAGATATACTAAAAATCTATATTGAGTACATTGCCTGAATAGTCGTACATGATATAGCATGGCCGTATGTAGATACCGTCTTCTTCTTTTACTTCTACTGTTAGATAGTGGAAGAAACCTTCTTCGTCTTTGTCGACAACGGGGAAGATCATAAAGAGTGGATTATGTGTTTTAAGAAAAGCCATGATATTTTTAAGTATTTAACCTATAGTTAAATAATAGTATTAACTATATTTCTTTGTGTTACTTTCTTTGTTCAGTGCTTAGCCGCTACAAGTCTCACATCCTTCAGGTGCATCAAGGTTGCACGCTACTATTCCTTTCTCTTCTTGTACAGCATTAGCTGCTGCCATAAGCGCTTCTAGTCCTGATAGTTCTTCGTTGGTTTTGTCAGTCGAAGTGTTGATAGCTGCTTCGTCAGCCTCTTGTGTGATATTCATAGTTATAGTTTTGAGTGAACCTCAAATATACGAAGAAGCTATGAGTTAGTATGTTAATTACTGATGATGTTGCACACACCTTATAACTTTTCTTTTGTTTATCTTTGCTAAATGAAAAAGAAGTGGTTGAACTATAACGACCTAATAGCCCAAGACTATTTCGAGAAGTATGGGCCTGACCTCTGGGCTGAGAAGTACTTAGAGTACATGTCACAGATTAGTAAGAGAAAAGAATTAGGAACTACTAGACTCAAGAATGGTTGGATTACTAATGAGCCAGTAGATGACTCAGACTTTGAGATGTCACTTCTCATGGGCAGAGAGTATATTCCTAAGGACTACAAGGGAGGAACTCAAAATCATCTTGGCGAATTGTACAAGGAGGAGCCTAAGAGAGGCCTAGGAGACATTGTAGAAGCCTTTCTTAGGATGACTGGTATCAAGTGGTTCTATCATAAATTCATCAAGTCAGAGGAAGACTGTGGCTGTGAGAAGAGAAAAAAGAAATTAAATAATTATGGCAAAGGAAACAACAGTTGAAGAGGTAGATGGTAAGACGATTCTTACTGCTGGACCAACAGAGCAAGAATTTATTAGAACTCTTAGTGTTTGGGAAGAGACAGATGGTACTAGATATCACTATATGCCCAATGTGCTTAGGAGAATTAGCTCTGATAAGTATGAATTAGTAAGGTGGCAAGACCTACCTGGAGGAGTACCACAGTTTGTATTAGGACTACCTATGCCTGAAGGAATAGAATCAACAGATGAGTAGAGATATGGAACCTTTGACTAAAATGATGAAGGTAGAGGTAACTCAGAAGTTGTTTAATTCTATTATGAACAGACGAATATTGTTTAACTCTAATAAGTTTTTCTCTGCAATGGAGCAAGAAGTAAGAGTTGGAGATGTAGTGATACTAGTCAATCCAAATGGAAGCTATGGAGAAGAAGGACATGTTAGTGCTGTCATGAATACTTCACAAGGAAAAGTTTTGTATACTGTGATTCCTTTTCATGGAAATTCTCAATATACAGTAGACAGGGATAGTATTATGTCTAAAATAGAAACATATTATAGTAATGAAATTAAATAGAGAGAATATCAATAGTCTGCTCATGAACTTTAATGTTTATGCTTTTATAGTTCCTAACGATGTTGTTACTTTTTTCAAGGATTCTGAGCACAGGACCCATTTAAAATTTTCTATAGGACTAGTCAAAAAAGTCTTAGTAGACTACGATGTTCCTCATTTCAAATATCATATTGAAGATTTTGAGAAGGAAGCAGATGGTAATTATCATATCAGAGAAGTATCTCAAGAGTTAATAGAGGGAAAGAGTTACGATAGTTTCTATACTCCTACTGGAGTTTCTTATTCTGTAAGTTCTGAAACACATAAGCACTTAGCTGCTTCTAGAGTACTAGCAGTCCTTACTAATGGTAATTTTTATAGGAATTGGGACTCTTCTAGTAAAGAGGCCTCTATACGCATTTAGATATAAAAATATATTTTAGGGGGCTTTTATATGCAACCTCATATAAAGATCCTTAAAGTACCCCCCCCCTCTTCTAAAAATATTTTCTGAAAAAAATATCCTGTGTAGGTCTAAGATGTTACTATCTCCTAGTAGCACCCCTATTGGCAAAAGGCGGATTCGGGTACCCACCGTCTTTCATTTCAATTAATCACTAAATTCACCATTATCATGAGTTCATTAGTAAAAAGGTCAGAGGCACCTGAAGTACCTCAAACAATTGAAGAATTTCTTGCAGAGCATGGAAATCCTACAAAAGAGCCACGAGAAGTAGGAAACTTACGCGTGGTTGATTGCGAGGATGGCACGCCATTAATCGCAATAAATGACAACGTCTATGACGCTGCTTGTGAGAACGAAGAACTATTCGTTGTTCGTTGGTCACCTAAGCGTGGCAAGCACTTCATCGTTGAGTTGAACAACAACTCTTTTGATGATGACCTTGCTAAGGTCTAAGAACTTGAGCCCTACGGGGCTCATTTCTTTTTTCTCTAAGATGTATAACATCTATCTTGTATAACATATAACCCTGTAAAACTTCCACACCATGGATAGAACTGAAATATCTTTGTACTTGTCATGCAAGTCAAACAAGACGAAAGTCAACAAAAGAATTACGAATGATGGCACTGTAAAGGCTGCATTCAACAGAGGACAAGACTATGCTGAGTCTATCCTTGTAGGTAAGAGTTATCAGCATAAGAATATGAGCAGAGTCAGCCTATGTGAACAACCTAGTTGCAGCTAGGTATTCATTAGGGTAAACGCACAAATGATTCAATGTGTGAGACTACTAAGACCTACAACAAGCCTGCAAAGCTTGGGAGCTGATCACTCTAAGAAAAGTACTTCGTAGATGGGAATCCCTATGTATGCTCTGTGTTGTATGATTGGTCACATAAGAAATGCTGAAGAGCTAGAGCTGTCGCTCAAATACTAATTCCTCATAAGCCTACAATGAGGTAAGAAATAAAAAATAACAAGCTGTATAGTGTGGCTAATCACTTATGCACATAGTGGTAAGATGAATACTAGTCTAATCTGAAGCTTTTCCTGTATAACTTGCTCTAAGTGCATTGTATGGCTTGTTATATACTTAGTAGAGCTGTCATGACTGATGAATCAAAAGACATGTTAGCAGTAAGTCTCTGCCGTTATGATGGTTCTACTAAGTATAATACAGAGCTGTTGAGTAGAAGAACAAAGTAGCAGTAGTGACTGCGATCCCACCAAATTAAGCACATAATGCCTAGTTACGGTTACTCTAGGGGCTATTCAACGGCTCAATGATACATTTTCAGGGGGAAGAAGAGGGGAGTACAACAACACAACAGTTTAGAATAACTGTAAGCGCATTTGTTGTTCGATACGAACCTCTTCTTTTATTCTGACATTTCAGCACACTCTAAATATACCTCTATTCTCATTTTAAATAGCTTTAGCGCTTAGATCTCTTGGTTTTGATACCTACATACTAGCGAGCTATTATAACCTCTTAAATCACCTGAAAATGAATACAACTGAAAAACTAGATACTGGAGACATTGAGATACTATTTACTCATCTCTATCGCATCATTGAGAACAATAATAGTGATGTTCCTACTAAAGAACTAGTAGATTCATATCTTGCTGATGAGAAACACACAATCAAGTCATTTCTTGACCTTGTGAAAACAGATCATCCTGAATTCTTAGACTCTGACAGTTATACTATCAGAGCTCTATATAGACTATAACTTATTTACAACTAGATGCATGTTGTAAGCTCACCAACCTGTATACACAGGACAGAGCTTACCGTGCGCTTATTGTAAGTATTAAATCACATCATCATGAGAGAACTTGTAATTAAAGGCTTAACTAAACTTGTTATCTACTTCCTGATGTTAATTGTTGCTAGCTTAATGACTATTGTCTTTCTATTCTTTGCTTTTTCTTCAGCAATTGTAGTTATGCATATGCTCATAGCTGCGTTCTCTTAAATCACCCCTTAAATCAATCACCATGAAACTATTCATTTTATTTATAATCTTACTCCTAAGCACAGCTTGTGAGAAAGAACAATACATCTATCGCATTTATTACACTCAGACATGTATTGAGTGGAGTGATGGTAGTACAGAGAAATCATCTCATAGTAGATGGCCTTTAGACCATGTTGCTACTGAACTAGAAAAAGAATTCATGATTCAAATGTACCTTAACAGTGTTACAGAGAACAGTGACTTTGATAAATCATGTTACAAAGACATGTATGTAGAACTATGCACTGAATGTACACAGTATTAAATCATATAAGACAAGGAGTGTAAACAGCGCTCCTATGTCTTGCTTTTCTTTAACATCACATAGTTATGGCATATAAACTACCTGTAGATTACAACTCATTAGATTGGCGTAAAGGTGAAAAGCGTGCTGTTAGAGAGCAGTATGTTAAAGAACAAGACGGTAAATGTATGTATTGTGGTACACCATTAAATAGTGGACCACCTCATGCAATTACTGACAAAAACATTAATTGGGACTTATTCCCACCAAATTTCCTAAAACATCCTGTGCATCTACAACATGACCATGAAACTGGTATGACTGAAGGTGCTGTACATGCTTACTGTAATGCAGTATTATGGCAGTATGAAGGAAGATAAATCACGTTGTTATGAAGACAATTAACAAATCTTATCTTCGAACATTCATTGCAGTGCTTATTATTCTAGTTGTTGGACATGTTCTAACATCTTGTGATACAATGCCTACTTCTTTCACAGTAAAAGACATGGAGACTACGAAACCTACTCTCCCAGTTCCTACTTGTAAGGTGACTTTGCATAGTAATTATGGAGACTCTTATTATATTATTTGTCCCTGTGATTCAGTGAATGTTGGGGATACATACATAGTTTTAAAACAATAATAATCATTAAATCAAATACCATGAAGTATCTTAAAACGCTTTGGCCAGCATTTATAGCCTTAATTCTTATTGCTTGTGCTACAATTGCTCTTAGTAGTTGTACCAAAAATGATGATGACATCGAAAAAGTTGTAAGTAATACAATTGCACAAACCCAAGCTACATGCTGGGAGTGTGAATTTGGAGCAACTTACATGCTTTGGGAAGTAAATTCTCAAGGTGATACTGTAGCTAGTATGTGGAGAGTTACAGTCCAAGACTCTGTGATGTATAATCCAGACATTGATAGTAATTATTACTATAGTAGTAGTACTGTTGCGATTCCAGTAGTAGTTGATTCATTGTATCATGATGACTTGTACATTAGAAATTGTACTAAAACTCCATAGTTATGATGAAAAACAACAACAACATAAGAGAGTATCTCAAAGCATTTGGGATACCTCTCTTAGTTTTAGTACTGCTATCATTAGCAGGTAACTGGCTACACTATCATATAGTTATTACTGTTTTGTATTTTGTTCTAGCTTGTGTTTATGGCGGAACTTTAATTTTTGCAGCAAGAAAACTTAATTCTTTTTTACCTGTACTTATCATAGGTATTCTATTGCAAGCTGCTTGTTTACTTTTAGTTTTTACATAATACCAATAACTCATGACAAAGAAAAAACAAAATCTATGTGTTAGCTGTAAACACTGGCACAGCGGACAAAAAGACATAAATTATCATGAAGATATCGGTATTTGTGTAAATCCTGATATGGCATTTAATATTACAGATGGAAGAAAAGCTGGAATATTAGATCAAAAAAATCTTAAAAATAGAACACATGTCACAGGCAATTGTGCTCATGATTTTGAACACAAAAAGAGTGCTGTCGTACCTTCTAGATATTCACTTGTTACAAATGAGTTATTTGGGTGTATACTTCATATAAAACGTAATGAGTAGTCTAAGCAAAAAAGAATTTTATGAGATTATGAATTATAATTTATTAACTCATAAAACTCTAAATAATGTTAGAGGAGAAAGACTTCCTTATAACATAACGCAAGAGGACACTTATTGGGAATACTACATCAAAGATTTAGAGGTAGACGATATACTCTATATTCCTTCCCATAAAGGAAAAAAAATAAAGGCTTTATGGGGAATAAGTTCATTTGAAAAGATTGGAGATATGAGGATAATTAAGTTCAATAGGCTGGAGCCAACTTCAACAAGCACGTTTAGAACTAATGAGTTCATAACCTTTCCAATGGACAGTAGAACTTACTTTAGAATACTAAGATAATTAAGCTGTATGTGTTTCTAATTACTCAGCATCGACCGATATCTATCGGTTGTACTATAGTAGTTAGTGAATAGATCAAAATCAAAACTGAAACCATACGGCTTAAGAAGCCCTGATAAATACACGAGACCACTTGTGTATAAATAGGCAGATACCTGTGGTCAGGTATTGGGATGAACTTGGAATTTAAATTCAGGGTCCCGCAGGATAGAAGAGCAAGTGAGCTATCTCTTTAATATACCTGTGAAGAAAAAAACATAATTAGCAATCTGTAAATATATGATGTCTATAGAAGCGCGGTGTTGGCTACACCCTCAAGGGTAACTTAAATTACTGGTATTAAGCTATATCAATGACTAATTATTATAACTCTCATCCAATTGCTGGTCTGCACCACTCTAAAATTGGGTTCTTCAAAACCAAAGCACTATAAACTTGGAATGTTGCAACATATCTCCTCGCGTTTGGGCAGTACAATAGTCATCAAGGATCGCAACCTTGTGAGAGTTAACTTACTTAAGAACATAAGACAGTGCAGTGAGGAATGCTGAAAAGGCGGGGAAAACTAGTAACTAGAGAACCGTAATCCTATAACCTGATAAATGTTCTTAACTTATTCAAGGTGAGTACTCAAGCCTTTATGGTGGAGTACACTAAACTACCTAGCTGATAACAAACAGCAATGAGTCTTGAGAATAGACTGAACCCCGATGGGCGGATTGGGAATAAACAAAATGAGGTCCATTGAATATGTTTATCAGTGTAACCACTACCAAGAGTGGTGATGTTTGTTTGATGAGTTAGTATATTAAGATGTGGACTCCCATTGGGGGAGAAGCTAGTCTTAATGAAATCTTCCACAACACTTGGAAGTGGGCTAGGTAGTTTTTCATTAAAATCTTAAAACATTTCAATCATGGACAAGAAAATATTCAATGAGGACTCATTAGGTGAGGAAATCAAAAAGCAGTGGGGAGAGTTTGGCGCTCACTACGAAGTATACCAAATGCTTCTAAAGGCATTAAAGGCAACGGAGAAAAGCGAATACACAGAATGGGCAGGTCAACGTCAGATAATGCACGACAAGATAGAAACCCTTCAGCAAGAACTCAAAAGGGTGAATCTTAGTAAATCGCTATTGGCCTTTGAGTTAAAAACATTGCAAGGATTTCACACGGAGTTGTACAATAAGGTTGAGGCTGACGAAACAATAGAGCCTATTACTAAATACGTATCTCCAGAGGATTTAGATGAACTAACCAACAACCAATAGAGAGATGAACTCAAAAATAGGAAGAACTTATAGCGTAGTTAAATTTAGGTGGGTCAGGTTCAGAAGGCTTTTTCCTAATGGAATCAAAATAATAGAACCAACAACAAGTAGAAAGTAATAGTTTATCACACGCTGAAGAACGGAAGGCTGCCTCTATATAGTCCTATGTTGAAAAAAACTCTCAGATGAATAAGAGGGACTATTATACCTATATCAAATATTAATCACCAAATACCTTGAATTATGGAAGATTACACTTCTATGTCTGTAGAGGACATTAA